AGTAACCCCGCCCACCTGGTGGGGGGCACCTACGCCGACAACAATCGAGACATGGGAGCGAAGGGGCGCCACCCCGTCCACGTCAACGAGGCCCACCGCGAGCGGAACAACGCTCGCCTGCGGGCCATGGCCCAGGGCGCCGCTCGGAAGCGCTGGGGTCACGCTGACACCGCCTCTTCGACCACGGCCTGAGTGACCGGGATGATGGGCTTGCCGACCGACTGCCAGGTCGCCATGGGATGCGTGTGCCCCGTGGCCCCGCTGCCCATCTGCCCCTCCAGCGCCGCCACCTTGGCCTCCAGCGCGGTGATGCGGGCCAGGGCGGCGTCGTAGGTGGCCTTCGTGGGGGCGCTGCTGTAGAAGCCGTTGGCCCGCCACTCCAGGGTCTGGTTGGCGTCAGGAGAGAGAGCCACCGCCTTGCTGGCGACCACCAGGCCGGTCAGCACGTCGGCGTCCGTCGTCCATAGCTTGCGCCAGCGGGCCGTCGAGGCCCCCACGTCGTTGGTGGCGGGGTCGTTGGGGATGGGCGACCCCCCGACGAAGAGCGCCGACCCCCCGACGTTGGACTGCAACTTCACGCCCCGGGAGGCCCCGCTGCCGATCCACACCGCCCCGGCGTCGTCCACAGCGAAGCGGGGGTAGGTGCCCCCGTAGGTGATCCGCAGGGGGTCACCCGCCCCGGCCGTCTTGCTGATCGTGAGGTCGCCCGTCATGGTGTCCCCGGCAACGTCAACGAACCGTCCGTCCGCCTGGGCCTTCGTCCAGTAGTTGGAGAGGTCGGTCGGGGGCGGGGTGTAGCCGATGGGCAGGTACAACAGGTCACCCTCGGCCTGGGTCAGGAAGGCCGTATCTGCCTGGGCCTTCGTGTAGTAGTTGGCAAGCGCCGCATCGATCATCGCCTGCACCGCCGGGGTCTGGAGGTACTGGCTGTGGGGGTTGGCGGCGGCCAGGTGGTCGGTGCCCCACTGGGTGCGGAGGTAGTCGATCAGGCCCCCGCTGTCCGTCGCCTCGTGGGTGTGGGGGGCCAGCCCGCTGGACGCGCCCCAGCGCAGATCGCCCTCCTCGGTGGTGACGTAGACGGTGTGCGGGTCCTCCTTGGCCTCGTGGGCGGCGATCCCGTCGTCCACCAGGGCCTGGGCGCCCTCGGGGGTGATGCCCGCCACGTTGCCCAGGGCGAGTTCGTAGATGGCGTCCCACATCGCCGCCGGGCGCACCGAAGCGGCTCCTGGTCGGCTGTAGACGCCCGGGTCGCGGCTGCGGGTGCCCGGCGGTGGCCCGCTCATGCCGCCCCCGCTAGCTGGACCTCAAGAGCCTCGATGCGCTGCAGAGCGTTCTGGAGGGCACAGGCGACCACGGCCAGGTCGGCCCCGTCGCTGCGGTTCTTGCGATCCTCCAGACCAAAGAGGTCGTGGACCCTGTAGGTCTCGTGGCCCAGGGCGTAACCCTTCTGCTTGCGGTGGACGGCCGTCTCCTCGACGGCTTTGGCGTGGTTGGAGCGCGCCTCGACCTCCCGCTGCGCCTTCAGGGCGGCCGCCTCCTTGGCTGTCTGCGCCCCCACTCCCGCCTCGACCGCAGCCTTCGCGTCCTTGTCGCTCAGGGCCTTGGGCGCGGGCGGGTCGGGCATCCCCCGCTCCTGCGCGTACTGCGGGGCCTTGTAGCTGTAGGAGAGCCAGTCGGTGCCCAGCACAGCCTCGGCGCAGGACGCCCCGTCGAGCGGGGCGAAGTCCTCCTTCAGGGACGCCTCCGACCCCACTACCGGGGCCGAAGAAAAGTACGCCGTAACCCAGCGGTAGCTGGGGTGCCCGAAGTACATGGTGGCGTCCGCGCCGGGGTGGACGTAGCCCACACAAGTGATGATCGTGCTGGTGTTCATCGACCCGACGCTGAGCGCCCCGCCGGGGGCGGCCAGGTTCAGGGTGGAGGCCCCGGTGAGGTTGTTGGAGTAGACGTTCAGCCAGGCGTTGGACGGCGCCCCGCAGGTAATCGATAACTGCCCGGCGGGCAGGAGCGTCTCGTCCAGGTACAGCCCGACCAGGGAGTAGATGGTGCGCCAGACGGTGGTGCCCGTGGGCAGCCGACGCCAGCGCAGGTGCCCGCTGGGGTCCATGATGATGTCGGCCACGTCGTTGAAGTTGAAGAGTTGGGTGTTGGACGCGGCGGCGGCCCGGAAGCCGTTGGCGTGGACGGCCAGCCACTTGAGGGTGGTCGCCCCGAGATTGGTGACACCGTCCCGGGCGGGAGTGACGTAGTTGCCCCCGCTGTCCAACTCCAGCGACCCGGAGGCGTAGAGGCGGGCGTTGGACGCGGTGGACGTGCCCTCCGTGATCCAGAAGCGTTGCGCCTGTCCGGCCATCTGGCAGACCAGGGCGGCCGTCCCGCTTGGGTTGGCGATGTTGAGGGCGGCCGTCGCCCCCGCGTCCTGGGCGAGGTTGATCTGGCCGGTGTTGGTGATCCCCATCCGCAGGGCGATGTCGGCCGTCGAGGTCTGCGCCCGGGTGAAGAAGTTGATGTCCGCCCCGACGACCGCGCCCGTCCCCACCCGCTGGACCTGCATCACGGCCAGCATCTTCTCGCCCACCGTCAACTGGTCGTCAATGAAGGAGATACGTCCGGCCAGGGTGGCCCCGGTGTACCCCGCCCCCCGATTAGAGAACTCGATCACGGCTGCGCCTGAGGGCGGGGCGCCGGCCAGGGAGAGGAAGGAGTTGGTGGCGGTGAGTCCGGCGGGCATGGCCGCGAGGGTGCCCACCGCGATCCCGCTGGGCACCCGCAGCGCGTTGGCCGCGAGGCGGGCGATGAAGGCGTCCGACGCCCCGCTCGGCTTGGCCCCGAACCCGAGGGTGTCTCGGACGACGGGGTCGGTCAGGATCACCCCCGACGCCCCGCTCTCCCGGAGCAGCAGCCCGGTGCCCTTCGTCCCGGTGGTGATCGCCGCCCCGTCCAGGACGCCGGCGCTGGCCGCGTCGAGGTGGGTGTGCTGGGCGTTCGTCCAGCCGTTGATGGTGGGGTTGTTGATGATCGGGGCGGTCAGGGTCTTGTTGGTCAGGGTGGCCGCCACATCCGCCGTGATGGCGTTGTCCAGGGTCACCATGTTGTCGTTGAGGACGAGGATGTCGGCGGCGTCGACGTACTGGGGCATCTTCAGCCCCAGCTTGGGTGTGGCCTGCACCGTCAGGGGCGTGATCGTGGGCGGGGGCGCCAGGGGCTGCGCCGACGCCATCCCGGCGGCGATGGCCTCCTGGATCGCGGCGATGACCTCGGGGGAGAGTTCTCCGGCCACGGCTGTCTCCTCGCGCTCGCTCTAGCTCAGGTTCAGGACCTGGCTCCACGTCATGTTGCGCACGTCGCCCCAGCGGTAGAGGAAGACCGACCCCCAGGTGCCCTGGTCGCGGGCCAACTGCTCCATGCAGACCACGTCGACCAGCAGGGGCACCTCGCCGGAGTAGCCGGCCTCGCCCCCGCCCGAGGCCCGCAGGGCCACCCCGTCGATGGGCACGCTGACATCGTAGGACAGGCCCCACAGGTCGATCAGGCCCACCCCGCCGGAGGCCCCGGTGAGTTGGCGCAGGGCCAGCAGGGCGGCGTCGGGGGTGAGGGGGGAGGCCCAGCCGGACTGCCCGCTGGCGCTGTAGGCGCCCGAGGACAGGTCGAGGGTGAGTTCGTGGCGCCAGATGGGGGTGGGGCGCAGGTCGTACTCGGCGGTCACGGCGTAGACCTGGGGCGTCGTAGTCGCGTCGGTCGTCTCCAGGCGCAGGGCCACGTCGAAGCCCCGGCCGTAGCGGGGCGGCTCCAGCCGGTTGCGCGCCCCCACCCCGGAGCGCTGGATCAGGCCCTCCTCGTAGCCGAACGGCGGGGGCGCCGTGGGGTCGTAGAGGTTGGTGTCCAGCTTCCAGCGCAAGCGCAGGCTCTGGGCGACGGTGTTGGTGTAGCCGTCCAGGGTGCGCTCCAGGGGGGCGCACAGGGGCGTCAGGGCGTACCACGCCTTGTTGATGGCCGGGAAGCGGGCCAGCAGGCGGGAGTAGTAGATCGTGCCCGCCGGCGCGTAGGGGTAGCCGGGGTCGATCCGGGGGTCGCGCCCCAGGCCCGGCAGGCGGTAGGCCGCCGGAACGAACTGCACCGAGGCGCTGGGCGGGGTGGTGGTGTTGGGCTGCAATTGGCGGTCGTAGACCAGGTAGGGCGGGCGCCCACCGGGGGCGTCGTCGTCGGTCGTGCCCAGGGGCCGGGGGCGCACCACGCCCATGGCCCGGCAGCGGGCGTGGTCGGCCTGCTGGCTCCAGGGGAACCAGGAGATGTTGGCGACCCCGCCCCCGGAGATTTCGACGTTGGCCTTGTAGACCCAGGACGGACCTGACGGGGCCTCGCGGAAGGCGTACAGGTTGTGGGCGTCGCCGGCGACGGCCACCATCGGCCCGCGCGGCGCCCGGGGGGCCAGGCTTGAGGTCTCGCTCTCGGACGGCCCCACCTTCTGCAGCCCGAAGCCCGGCCCGATGGCGTACAGCCCGTCCGAGGTGGGGAGCCACAGCACCCCCCGCCAGACGGTCACCCCCAGGGAGTAGATGCGGGCGCCGGCCAACTCCGGGAAGAGCAACTCCTCCATGCTCCGGCGGTCGCTGGTCAGCAGGTAGAGGCCCTCGCCGTTCTTGATGGCCAGGACGCGCCCGCTGAAGCTCACCAGGCGGGAGATGGGGACGCCCACGTCCCCGATGGGGTCGATCACCCCGAACAGGGTCGGCGCCGGCCCGCCGTCGTCAAAGACCGCCACCATGGCGTCCCCGTTGCGGGGGGAGCGCATGGCGACCACCGCCTCGCCGTCCACCTCGACCATGCTCTGGCAGTTGCCCAGCCCGCCCAGCCCCCCGGCGAGCGCCCAGGTGGCCCCGTCGTCGTCCGAGTAGGCCGGCAGGGCGTCGTAGCCCAGGGGCTGATAGAGGTACTGGTCGTCCTGGGAGCCGGTGAAGGGCATCACCGGGCCGGTGGCGGTGTGCCCCACCCCGAAGTCGCCCCGCAAGGCCATGGTCGTGCCGTCGAAGGTGTAGAAGTTCCGCCCGGCGGACAGGTAGGCCAGGTCGCTGGCCTCCTGGAAGACGCCCACCAGGGCGCCGGCGGGGGCCGCGCCGGAGACCGGCAGGGGGCGCAGCCGGCCGGAGAGGATGGTCGGCCCGCCGGGCGTCAGGCTGGGGTCGACCCCCTCGCCCTCGAAGTCGCCCGCCCGGTCGTAGCGGGTCAGTTCGCCGGTCAGGGGCTGCTGGGCCATCCCCGCCCCGCCGGACAGGTCGCGCAGGGAGAACGGCAGCCGGCCGTCCGGGGAGACCTGGGCCTCGCCCATGTCCCCCTGACTCACCTGGGCGGGGTAGAAGGGGGCCGGGCGCTGGCGGTAGAGGTAGGCCCCCTTGTTGTCCACGGCCAACTGGAAAGCCAGGCCGTTGAGCACGACCGCCCCCGGCTGGACGAGCATCCCCCCGCTCTGCCCGTTGCTAGACATCGCGCCCTCGGTCAGTCAAGCTCGAACCCCACCGTCAGGACGCCGGCGCCGGTGAGCTTGGCGTACAGGCCGACCAGGAAGGGCAGGGAGACGGGCACCTTGGGCCAGTCGTCGGCCCCGGCGGCGGCGGTGGCCAGGCCCAGGGCCGGGGGGTCGGTCTCGGCGTCCCCGTCGTAGAGCACGGCCGAGAGCGCGCCGGCGCCGGCCAGGCGGGCGTAGTACAGCCGGCCCGGCCGGGCGAAGACGACCCCCGAGGCGGTCAGCGTCTTCCAGCGCAGCGCCCGGCTGGCCTGGCGCGCCGCGGTGACCGGGTCGCGCCCCTGGCTCACGCGCTGCTCCAGTCCACCGTGCCGTAGGGCCACCAGTCGTCTTCGTAACCGAGTGTTCTCCCGACTTCTCTGACGCCCCACTCGCTGCACGCCTGGGCGTACTGGCGGGCGCAGCGCTCCAGGTTCTGGAGCCACAACTGGCGGGGCTGGCCGGTGAGGTTGGTCAGCTTCTGCTGGAGCGAGCGCCAGGTCACCCCCAGCACGAACAGGCGCACCGGGGGCGTCAGGGCCGGGTCGCCGGTCAGCGGGTCCTGCCCGGAGGCCCAGAGCACGCTGTGCATCTGGGTGTAGGGCGTGCCGGTCTCGTAGGCGAACGGGGGCCTGGCCCGGAAGAGAATCTGCTGGCTCTGGGACAGGGGCTTGCTCAGCACCAGGTACAGGTCGCCCTGCACGTTGCTGGGGTTGACGTGATACCAGCGCACCGAGCGGGCCTCGGGCGAGGTGTAGGCTACCGTCGCCGGGCCGATCAGCACCTCGGAGAGCCAGCCGGCCCGCTTGATCGGGTCGGGCACCGGGTAGCGCAGGGTGTCGCCGTCCGAGTAGGCCACGTACACGTCGAGGGGGTAGTGGATGTTGCGGGCCGTCTCGTTCAGCCACTTCAGCCACTGCGCCCAGCGGTAGTCCCGGAACAGGATGTAGCGGTCGCCGGCGTTGGGCACGTAGGCCAGTGGGGGCGCCCAGCGGATCGTGCCGCTCTCGCCGTCCGTCGCCTGGATGAAGCGCTCCTGCCCGGCGTTCCCTGGCGTACCCGGCGCCGGCGCCGGGTACGTCCCGCCCCCGGGCATGGGGCCACCGCCCCCGGGGTCAAGGAACAGGCACCACGAGCGGCGCCAGGACTGGTCGCCCCGGGCCGTGAACAGGGCCAGGTCTTGCACGCTGGTGGGCGCGCCGGAGGCGACGACGCCCTCGTGCAGGGCCATGTCCCCCAGCAGGGGGTTGCCGGCGGCCTGCAGCACCAGAGCCAGGGCGTCGTACGCCTGGGCCTCGGCGGGGATCACCGGCGTGACGGGAGTCACCGCAGGGCCTCCTGCACCGCCGCCTCCTCGGCCTCAAGCTCGGCGGCCAGGGCCTGCGCGCCCTCGGCGTCCGCGTCGGTCGTCTGGAAGCGCCCGCTGCGCAGGTAGTGCTCCAGGTCGACCGGGCCACGGGCGTAGTAGGTCAGGTGCCCCACCAAGCAGCCCCGGTCCATGAAGATGCCCGGCTCCCGGCGCTCGCCGGCGGTGTAGTGGCCGTCCAAGAAGGCCGGGTCGAAGCCGGTGTACCCCGCCTTCAGGATGCGCCGGCTGAAGCTCAGGTCCTCCCCGCCGTGCTCCCAGTCGAAGTAGCGGTCGCCCGGGCCGGGGTCGAGGCGCTGGGCGCACTCCTGGGAGAGGCAGACCATGCCCGTGCCCACCCCGTCGCAGGCTAGCAGGGCGGTGTCCAGCCCCCGGCGCACCTCGTCGGGGATGTCGCCCATCCGAGGCTCGTGGGGCGGGTTGCGGGACAGCACGCCGGTCGCGCCGGGCAGGCGCCAGTCCGCCGGGTCGTACTGGGACAGGTAGGCCCACACCTCCTCGGAGAGCGGGGCGTAGTAGTGCTTGCCCCCGTCCGGCCCGTCCTCGAAGCGCTCGTAGGCGTAGGCCACCGGCACCGGCTTGCCCACCCGGGTGACGATCATGGCCGAGACGTAGGGCACCGCCCAGGAGACCAGCCGGGGCACGCAGTCCGGGTGGAAGACCTGGTCGCTGTCGATCATCACCAGGTAGTCGTGGCCGCCCCGCAGGAAGTGGCGCACGAGCATATCCCGGGCGAGGTGGACGGCCGCGTTGGGCACGGCCACCACGTCCAGGTCGAGCGTCTTGCGGTGGTGCTCCTGGAGCAGCCCCACCACGCTCTGGTAGAAGGCGCCGGCGACCTGGCCGACGTACGGGACGCCGACCAGCACTCGTGGCAACAACCGCTAATCCTCGAGGGTTAGCCGGCGGCCATCTCGGGCGCGGAGCGGGACGCCGGCATCAGGGCGACGGTCACTCCGGTGGCGACGGCACCGGCGAGGACGCCCCGCACGTAGCGCCGGCGGGTGATGAAGCGCAGGCCGGCCTCCTGGCTCTCGGCGGCGGCCCCCACCTGGATGTCCCCGCTGGCGATCTGGCGCCAGTTGGTGTTGTCGAACGACCCCTCCAGGGTGAGGGACAGGGTGGCCGTGGCCGCGGCGGCGGCCCAGAAGAGGCGGGCCACCAGGGGGTGGGTGATGGGGGTGCCCCCCATGCCGATGTCCACGCTCGGGCTGGTGATGGCGATGACCGTGGCGGCCTGGTTCGTGAACAGGATCAGGTTCTTGTCGGCTGGCATGACGTTTTCCCTCTTTCGGGTGGTTCGCCTAGCGCGTGTAGACGATTGGCGGATTTTCTCGGGATATGGAATGGGGGAATCTGCGCTCCCCCACCCGGTTCAGACTACAGGACGGCCTGCACCCCCTGGACGCGGGCCAGGCTGCGGACGTGCCACGAGGCGAGGCCCGGCGACCAGTCGACGCGGGTGCGCATCACCGGCTCGGTCTGCAGTTCGCCCAAGTCACGAACGTCAAGGGCCTCTTTTTCCCACCCGTGAAAATGCGTCCTCACCCCCGTCTTGGCCCAGTAGACGGAGGTGCAGTTGGTCTGCCCGCCGAACGCCTCGGCGTCGTTGATGATCGGGGTGACCTGGTCGGCCTTCACGCCCACGTCGTAGATCGGACAGTCGCGGAACGTGTAGACGATCCGCTCGTACTGGTCGCGCGTGATGCTGAACAACTGCTCGCGCCGGAAGGCGCTCTCCAGGGCCAGCAGCAGGGTCTTGTTGCAGTAGCCGGCGTCGGGGCGCTTCCCGTCCAGGAAGTACATGGAGCGGTTGAAGGCGTCCAGCACGGCGTGACGGTTCAGGGAGGTGGCGGTCGGGCCGAACGGGGTGGCGACGCCACCCGGGGCGAGCAGGGCGTCGCCCAGTCCGGTGGCCGGGTCGGCCACGTCGTTGATGCGGGTGCGGATGCCCGCCGGCGCGTTGGCCAGGGCGACGCCGCCGGCGCCGATCCACGGGCCATTGATGGCCGCCTCGTTGAACTCGTAGGTGAGCGTCTTCAACTCGGTCTCGGTCATCAGGACGCGGGGGTCCTCGAACTGGCCGTCCAGGTTCTCCAGGCCCTTGGGGATATCGATATCCCTGCCGAGCTTGAAGACCGTCTCCTCGACCTGCTCAAGCTGCGCGGTCGACTTGCCGTAGGCTTCCCCGATGGCGACCCAGCCCGGTTTGGTCAGGCTGGTGCGGACCTGCCGGGTCATGGAGATGCCCAGCCGGTTGACGGTGAAGAAGGGGATGCTGGCCATGATGTTCGACTCCAGCCAGAACATCATCAGCACCCCCATCCGCAGGGGGTCTTTCTCGTTGAGCGCTGCCTGGGCGATGGTCCACACGGCCGGTTACTCCCTCACAAGGGGGGCACCGGCCGTCCGGGACTAGGCGGGACGCTCGCGGGCCTCGTAGCCCCGCTGGATCAGCCCCCTGACCGTCGACACGTCGGGCGCCCGGGACGGCATGGTGGTGCCGGTCTGCTCCCCGATGGGCACGACGCCGTTGCCGTTCGAGCGCGGCGCCGGGTTCCCCGTCCGGCCCCACGGCGATCTGCCCGACGCCCGCCCGCGCTCTTCCGCCGCCTGGAGGTCAGCCTTGTGCTGGTCCTTCAGTTTGGCGATGTCCTGCGCGTGCTTCGTGGCCTGCGCCTGGAGCGCCTCGCCCACCTTCCCCGTCAGCTTGGGGGACTTGGTCGACATGAACTCCACGAACTTGGCCAACCCGGTCGCCTCGTCGTCGCCCTCCTCCGGGCCGGCCGCGAGGTACTCCGGGTCGTCGGCGTCCACCTCGAACGCCTGCGCGATCATGGTGCTGATGCGTACCGACAGGTCTCGTGCGGCCGCCGCCTCCTGTTCCTCAAGCTCCATCTGCTGGGCGTAGGCCGGAGGGTTCTCGCGCCGTAGCTGGCGTAGCTGCTCGATCCGCCAGTCCTCCGCGTCGGCCGCCTGGATGCCGTCCGACAGCTTCTCCGAGAGGCGCTCGGCAAGCTGGGCCGGGTTCAGGTTGGGGTCGGCGCGCAGGCGTGCCACGTCGCGCTTCAACCCGGGCTGCGCCCGGAACGCGCGCTGCCAGCGCTCCGACTTGAACTCCTCGGCCTCGGCCTGGGGAGCCGGGGGCTGAGTAGCCGGATCGGGGGACGCTGACGACGGGGACGCCTCAGGAGCCGTCGCGCCGGGCCTGGCCGGGGACTCCTCTTTGGGAGGAGCGGGGGGCCGGGGAGAAGCGCCGGGCCGGGGAGGGGTCGGTGTCGGGGTCTCTTGTACCGCAGGCGTGGGGGGCGCGTCAACCGCCGCGGCCTGTTGGGCCTCCTGGCGGGGCAGGAAGCGCCCGTCCGGGCCACGCTCCCGAGCCGGCTGCAACTGCACCACCGGGCCTTCCGGCCCCATGGGCGCCGTCCCGTTGGCCCCGGCCTCCACCGCCGGCGCCTCGCCCTGCTGGGCCTCGCCGTCCTGCATCTCCCGCTGGCGCCCGTACGCCTGGCGGAAGAGGGCCTGGGCGCCCTGCACGTCGATGGCGCGGGGTTCGACGTTCAGGGGGGCGTCGCCCCCGGTAGAGCGCTGACCCCGGGGGGCAGTCTCCACCGCCGGGGGCGCTGCGGTGGTCGTCTCGACCGGGGCAGCGTCGGTAGCGGTATCGGACATATGCGGTTCCTTGCTCGCGGCTTACTTGAGCGAATAGGCGCCGGTGGTGGACTTCGTCCCGGGGGCGCCTCGGTTGGCGTACAGCTTCTGGGTCTCCTCGTCTACCCCGCCGGCCTTGGCGAATGACCCGACGACGGCCCGGGCGACGGGAGAGAGCTTGCGGGTCTGCTTCAGGTTCTGCAGGCGCACCTGGCTGCTGGAGACGGGGGCCACGCTGCTGTCTTCGATCTGGCCGGTGGACGACCCGTAGTTACCCGAGGAGGAGATGCCGGTGCCCTGCTTGAACGCCTGCACGGCGGCGGGGGTGCGGATGTTGACCCCGGTGGTGGGGGCCTGGGGCGCGGTGTCGTCCGTGACCGTGAGGCCGGCCTCCACCCCCGCCTGCCCACCGGCGGTGGGCTGGACGCTGGGCTGGTTCTCGCTCTGCCCGGCGAAGATGTTGCTGGAGGCCCCGGTCTGCTGCTGGGCGGCGGGCGCTGCGGCCTGCGCGGCCGCGGCCTGGGTGGCCGGGTACGCCTGCACCGCCGGCGTCGGCTGGACGGGCTGGGTGGTGGGGGTGCCCCCCGGCGCCCAGGCCCCGGACTGGCCGAACTGGTCGATGGTCTGCCCCGGCGCGGTCAGGCCCGGCACCCCCACCGCCCCGGCGGTGTTGCCGGTGTTCCACCCGGTGGCCCCCCGGGCGTACTCGTTCTCGAAGGCCATGGCCGGGTTGGCCGCTCGGGCGTAGGCCGCTTGCTGCTGCTCGGCCAGCAGGCGCTGCATATCGACGGTGGCCTTGCCGTCCAGGTAGCCGGTGGCGATCCCCGCGTCCTGGGCCAGCTTGTCCTGGTTGTACTTGGTCAGGGCCTGCTTGTACGCCTCGTCGGTGAGCGCCGCCTTCATGTTGGCGTCGGCGTTGATCTTGGCGATGGCGTTCTTCTCGGCCTGATCCTTGATGTCGGCGGCCAGCTTCTGGGCGTCCAGGGTGGGCATCCCGTTGAAGACGCCCGAGAGCTTAGCCTCCTCGATGGCCTGCAGGCCAGCCTTGTACTTCACGTCCGCCAGGAGCTTGTTGAATTCGAGGTCGAAGCCGTTGACCATCCCGCCCTTGATCGGGCCGAGGGGGGTCTGCTCGCCCTCCGCGTAGGTGCCGGAGACGCCTCCGGTGTTGGCGGGGCCGGTGGTGCCGGGGGTGGTGGTGCCCGGCGGGGCGGTCACGTTCCCGTTGGTGACGCCCCCGCCGTTGATCTGGGTGCCGTAGCCGATGGTGTTGGCGTCGACCTGCCCGCCGTAGTCGGCCGTCCCCGCCCCGGAGCCGTCCGCCTGCACCCCCACCAGGGCGGCCAGGTTGGGGGCCACCCCGCCGATGCTGGCCGGGGTCATCCCGAAGACCTTCTTCAGGAAGTCCCACCCCCGGTTGGTGACCCGCACCACACCCAACTGGATGGCCCGGGCGATCAGGGGGCCGTACTCCCGGGGGATGCCCGAGGTGTTCAGGCTGCTCTCGGTATCCGAGCGCAGCAGCAGGTTGCCCAGGACGGCCCAGTCGCCCTCCAGGTTGACCCCCGGGCCGACGAACAACTGGGCGGTGGGGGTGGGGCCACCGCCCACACCCGCCGGCGCGCCCGGGGTGTTCGACCCGCCCCCGGTGGCGTACCCCGTCTGGTAGTAGGGCAGGGCCAGGGGCTGCGGCTCCTGCATCGGCTCGGCCGGCGGGGGCTGCTGGGGTGGGCCGGCCGGGGCCATGGCCGAGGGCGGTTGCGCCACCACGCCGGCCAGGGGGTTCATCCCGCCCCCGCCCCCGGAAGCGCCGGCGCCGGAGGCGTTGCTGTTGAAGACGTAGCGGGACGGCCCCATCGCGCTCTGAGCGCTCGGGGCGCTCGGGGCGCTCGGGGCGCTCGGGGCGCTCGGGGCGCCCCCACCCATCGACTGCCGGGCCAGCGCCCCGGCCACCGGGTTCACCCCACCACCCCGGCCGGTGCGCACCCACCTGTTCCAGTTCTCCTGCCCCCCGGCGCCGGCGTAGCCCCCGCTCTCGTCGTAGCGCCCGGCGCCATCGGTGGGGTCACCCTGACCCCCGGAACCGAACGACTTGTTCAGGCCGACCCACGACCCCTCACCCGCCGCGGGCAGGCCGTTGAGACCGCCCCTCCCGGAGATGAAGGAGAAGGGCTGGGCGCCGTAGTAGGCCCCGGTGGTGTTGCGGGGGCCACCCCTGCCGTTGTTGGCCTGCGGGTCCCACCCGCTGTCCTGGCGCCCCAGGCGGATGCTCGCCTCCTCCATCTTCCCGGTGGCGGCGTTGCGCTGGGTGGCCATCTGCTGCTCGCCGTAGCCCAGCGGCCCGCCCTCGTCGTCCCGGCCGATGAAGTGGCGGTTGCCCCCGGCGTCGAAGAAGCCCGACCCGAAGCCCCCGCTGGCCTGCTCGGGCATCTCCCCCAGGCGATTGGTGTAGGTGCCCGGCTGCCCGCCCCGGAAGGGGTTCTGGGTCGTGCCGTAGAGAGTCTCCCCTGAAGGGCCTCGGCCGCTCCCGGGCACCACGTTGGAGGTGGGATACGCCTGGGACTGGCCCGGCTTGTAGGGCACGCCGGCGCCCGGGTTGGTCTGGGTGCCGGCCTGGCCGTAGCCTCCTGCCGCCGGCGCCGCAGGCGAGCCCCCCGGCCGACCGGCCTTCTCCTGCAGCCAGGCCACGGCGGCGTTCTCGCCGTGCACGCCGTACCAGGTGGCCTGGTCTTTGGGGTCAAGATTGTAGAACTCCTGGGCCTCGGGGGGCACCTGGAGCCGGCCGCTCTGGGCGGCCCAGAAGTACGGGGCGCTGGCCCCGTACATCCCCTCGAAGTTGCGCCTGACCGACTCGCCCTGGGCGGCGAAGTCTTCCCTGATCCCCACGCTACACCGTCCCCGGCGCGCCCACGGCGCGCCCCGCACTCATCGGCACCACCCCGGTTTGCTGCAGCAGGCGCTGCAGCGGCGACATCGCCTGGGGCGCCCCCGGTCCCCCGTAGTAGCCCCCACTGGCCGGCTGGGCGCGCCCCGGGAAGCCCGTCTGGGCGCCTCCCCCGCCGGCGGTGGCCGGGCGGGCGGTGATCCCGTACCCACCAGCGCTGCCCGAGGCCCCGCGCTGGAAGAGCGTGCTCGACCCGGCGGCGCCGCTGGGGCCGCCGGTGCCCGAGGTGGCGAAGGCCGCCGGCGTCGCGCTGTCCCACATGGGGGCGCGGTTCTGGCCGTTGCTCGGCGGGCTGGGGATTGTCGCCGGAGCCACCGTGCCGAACGTGGGGCCGGTGCCAGCGCCGTACTCGCCCCCGCCCGCGCCGTAGGCCCCGCCTCCGGCGCCCCCCGTGGCCGGCGACGGCCCGGCGAAGCCCCCGGCCATCCCGCCCTGGCTGCGCTGCTTGGTGGGGTCGGGCTGGGCCAGGGCCTGCGCGGCGCCCCAGCCCACGTCGACCGAGGCCGGCGGGGGGAGCGTCCAGATGGAGCCGCCGCCCCCGCCGGTGCCCACCTCGTAGCCCGAGCGCAGCATCGGCGGGTCCTCGCCGTGGAAGCCGGCCCCGCCCCCGCCCAGGCCCTCGAAGGCCGAGCCGTCGCTGCGGTGCCAGGTCTCGATGGCCCCGTCGTCGTAGTGGGTCTGATACCAGTCGTCCTCCAGCGGGATGATGTGCTTGCCGGGGACAGGCAGGCGCCGGCGCTTGGACGAGCGCCTGGGCGCGCCCCCGCCGTAGCTGGGGGTGTACCCACCCCCGCCCGTCCCGGGGTGCAGGGCCGGGGGCTGCCGGCGCGGGACGTAGAGCGGCGGAAAGCCGTTGCCCCCGCCCACGAAGTAGCCCCCCTCGTCCTCGTCCTCCTCGGGCGGCGGCTGGGGCTGCTCGGGCAGGGGGATTTGCCACTCCTCGCTCGTGCCGTCCGAGTAGGTCGTGCGGGCGTACCCGGGCCTGCCCTCGCCCTCCAGGTCGATGGTCTCGACCTCGGTGCGGGGGGCGGCTTGGGCTTGCGGTTGGGCCTGGGCCGCCGGTGCGGCCGCCGGGGTGGCCGGGGCGCTGGGCGTCGGACTGCTGTAGTCGCCCGCCGGCTGACTCGCGGTCGGCGCGGCCTGCTGCTGGGGTTTCTTGTAGGGCGCGGTGAACGGCTCCTGCTGCTGCTTGGCCACGCCCTCGCGCTGGGTGTCGATGGTGCGCTGGCGGGCCTGCTGGGCGTCGTAGTTGGCCGCCACCGGCTCGAAGACGCTCGGCGCGATGTTCATCGAGGCGGCGGCCTTGCGGGGGTCGGTCACCTGGGACAGGCCGGCCAGCATGGCGATCTGGTAGGGGGCGGTGGCCACCTGATAGGCGCCCACCCCCGCGCGGGCCTCGCCCACCTCGGCGGTGCGCCGGGTGCGCTCGCTGAAGCCCTCCTCGGCCAGGTTGTGGCGCCCGGCCTCAAGCTGGGTCTGGCGCTGGGTCTCGCTGTTCTGCAGGGCGGTGAAGTCGGCCACGCTCTTGGCCGCCTGCATCACCAGGCCGCGCACCTCGGCCGGCGTCGCGCCGGCGTTGATGGCGTCTTCGATCCGCTGCCACTCCTCGGCCTCTTTCTGCTCCTGCTCCAGCTTGAACTTCTCGCTCTGGCTCTTGGTGACCGCGCTCTCGCTCTCGGCCGCCGCGCGCCGGTCGTAGACCTCGCGCTCCTCGGCGGTGAGCGTGTCGGTGGCGGATACCATCCGGCCGTCCGCGTCCAGGCGGATGGAGCGCCCCGTCGAGGACACGAGCACCGTGTCGCTCGACCGGGGGTCGAAGTTGGGGTTCTCGTCAACGATGGTCTTGCCGGTCTTGTCCTGGCGGATGATGTAGCGGTCGCGGCGATCCGAGGCGACCCCGGTGGGGGTGTTCAGGAAGCCCCGGTTCTGCTGCCAGTAGATCGAGCCGTCCGCCGGGTCGTAGAAGAGCAACTCCGGGCCGTCGCTCCCCGAGAGCAGGACGGGCTTGCCGTCAGTCGGCTCGGGGATGTGGTTGACGACCTGGCCGGTCTCGTCGTCGGTGAAGTAGACCCCGTCGCCCTGGACGGGGTGGGCGGTGACCTTGGGGCGCGCCTCGGGCTTGGGGCCTCCGACGCCCTCCCACTTCCCGGTCTCCGGGTTGAGCCACATGGTTTGCCCGGTGGCCTGGTCGGTCGCCGTCTGGCCCTGGCGGGTGCTGGCCGTGGCCGGGTTGGGCTGCCCGGCCGCCGAGGCGGCGTCCGCCGGGTTGGTCGTCTCGGCCGCGGCCACCGCCGTCTGGGCCTGGGCGACCTCCTTCTCCAGGGCCTCCAGGGCCTTGCGCTTGCCCGCCGTATCGGCCGGGTCGGCGTAAGCCGCCTTGGTGGCGTTGGCCTGGCTGTAGACGGCGTAGTTGGGGTCGCCCTCAGGGGGCGGGGTCGCCCCGTAGGCGGCCACCACCCGCTCGGAGTTGTAGCGCTCCATCTGGGCGGCGTAGAGCTTCTGGGCCGCCGTGTTGGCCGCGATCTTGGCGGCCTTGAGCTTGGGGCTATCGCCCGTCGACTCCTGCAGGAGCTTGGGCGCCGGCGGGGCCTGGGCCGCCGTCGTCTCCGGCCCGGGTGGCCCAATGGGCGTGTCCGAGGTGGCCTCCGGGGCGGGGACGCTGCTGCTCTCGCCCGGCCGGGGCGAGGTGGCCGGGGGCGGGGTGCTCCCCGCCCCCATGGGCCGGGTGCTGCCCCCTTGGGTGGGCGTCGGGGTCGGGGTCGGGGTGGCTCCCGGCTGGAGTAAGATCGGGTGGTCTCCGGGGCCGGGCCGGAACAGGATGCCCCGCTGCTGGGCCTCCCGGGCACGGCGCTGCTCGGGCGTCTCGGTGGCCATGTCGTCCGACCTCCATGCACCCACCAGCGGCTCGGCTGGTGGGCCTTGCTCGTCCAGGTTCAGCATAAGCGCCGAGCGCTCGACGCCCCCGGCGTCGTCCGTCAGGGTGTTGGGGGTGCCGGCGCTCCCGAGGAGTTCGGTGCCCGAGACGGGGCCGGGGGCGATGTTCGGCGCCGGGGGCGTCCCGATCTGGGGCATGGGCGCCGGCTCCGGCCCCTGGCTCGTGGCGGGCGAAGGCATGGGCGCTGGGGGCACGTCGGGGACGCGCTGCTCCCGCTTCCACTTGTCGAAGGCGGCCTGGCTCTCGGCCGTGGGCGGGGGGAGCCGGGACGACCCGGCCACGCCCCCGGCGGGCGCCACCGCCGAGGGCGTCGGTGCCGAGGCCGGCGCCGGCGACTCCCCCGTGACGCCGGACGGGGCCGCCGAGGCCGGCGCGGGCAGTGTGCCAGACGGGGCACCGGACGGGCCGGCGGCCTTGCCCCCCTTGCCCGGGGGCAGGGGGTTGACCCCCGGCTGCTGGCCGGCGGTGACCCGGCCCGGGACGAAGTTGCCGGCGGCGCCGTTGTCCAGCGCCCCCTTGGGGTTGCGGTGCTCGTAATCGAGGTGCGGGCCGGTGGCGTTCCCGGAATCGCCCACCTGACCCAGGAGTTGCCCGCCGCCCACCCGCTGGCCGGGGACGACCACGATGGAGCCGGCCCGCTGGTGGCTGTAGCGGGCGCTGGTGCCGTCCGCGTAGCGCACGACGACGCTCCCGCCCCAGCCCCCGTTCTCCTTGGCGTCGCGCCCGGTGCCGGTGCGGCTGTCGCCCCGGGCCTGGTAGACCTCCGCGACCCAGCCGGGCATCTCGGCCACGATGGGCGCGCCGTAGGGCGCCGTCAGGTCGGAGCCGTTGTTCGTCGGGGCCAGGGGCAGGTCGGACGCCCCGGCCGAGCGGAACTGGGTCGCCCCGAAGGCGTTGGTCACGCTGCCCGGGCGCACGCCGGCGACGGGCCAGAAGCGCTCGCCCGACGCCTGGGGCTTCCCCGAGGCGACCAGCGGGCTGCCCCCCATGACCTGGGGGGAGACGGCCGGACGCTTGGGCTGCGGCCCGCGCACGTAGGTGCGCCCGGCCTTGACCTCGTCGGACACGGGCGCGTCCCGGTTGGCCCGCACCACCACCGTCGTCCCGGCGGGGCGCTCCCGCACCCGAGCGGGGAGGGTGGGGTTGACCAGGACGCCCGCGCCGGGCCGGCGCGGGGCCACCACCGCCGGGGGCGCCGTGCCCCCCTTCCCCACCCCGCCGGCGGCGGCGTCCAGGGCGGACATCCCCTCCTTCATCCGCCCCAGGTTGGCGTCGATGTTGCGGGCATAGGTGCCCGGGTTCAGGGGGCGCTGGGCCTTGGCCGCGATCTGGCCCGGGGTGTCCCGGGGGTTCTTGGCGATGGTCTGGCGCACCTCGGTGGCGGCGCGGTTTGCGGACGCCTCCACGTCCATGCGGTCGGCATCCGACCGGCCGTAGCCCCGCCCGGCCTCGTGCTCCTGGAAGGGGCCGACGCTCTTCCCGTTATCCCCCCGAGCGTCGGGGCGCAGGGCGCTCTCCTGGACGGCGATGGCCACCAGCAGGTCGGGGTCGATGCCCCGCGCCCGGGCCACCCGGCGGATGATCTGCTCGACGCTCTCGCCGGTGGCCGTGGCCATCACCGCACCCCCGCCAGCATCTTAGCGATGGCCGAGGGCTGGGCGCTCTGCTTCTCCCGGCGCTCCTTCTCCGTCTTCGTCGCCTGGGCGTACTCGAAGCGCTTGGTGCGCTGGGCCAGGGCGCGCTGGCGGGCGGTGGGACGCTGGTTGGGAGGCACCGGCAGGCCCTTGATCGCGGCCTCGTTGGCCTTGTCCACGGTGCGCGCCGCCTGGGCGATGGTGGTGTCCTCGATGGCGCTCTTGCTGTCCAGGTAGCGCCTCGGGCTGGTCTGCTCCTGGGCGCCCAGCAGGGGGGAGAGGAAGCGCTCGGCGCCCGACCCGGTGCGCTGGCGCACCTTACCGTAGGCGTCCCGAGCGACGGGCACGTTCTCGGACAGGCCGGGGATGTTAGCCAGGATGCGCTCGCCCTCGTCCCGGGGGCTGCGGTTAACGCCCGAGGTGGCCCGCTCGACCTCGCGCACGATCCGGGGCACCGCCCGCCCGGTGGCCTGCTCCTTCCCCACCTCCAGCAGCCCGCCCTCGTCCGACCCGCTGAACTGGCGCCTCCCGCCGGCGAGCACCTCGGACAGGCCCTCGAAGAAGGGCCGGTTCAGGCTGTACTGGGCCACCGTCGTCACCAGGCGGTTGGCCGCCCGGTAGTAGGCGTCACCGTCCCAGGCTTTGCCGGCGGCCTCGTGGCGGGTGACGATGTCGTTGAGGGCGGACGCCTGGGTCAGGGCCGCGTTCAGGCCGGGCACCAGGGTGACCGGCACCCAGCGCCCGCCCACGTTGACCGAGAACGGGGACTTGTTCTCGGCCCGCCACTGCTTCAACTCCTCCGGGTCGTCCGGCTCCTCGCCGGTGACCCGGATCGTCCCGGTGGCCATGGCCAGCATGAGGCCCATGGACAGGGCGCTGCCCATCGTGCCCCGGGCCAGGCGCTCGTACATCTCGGTGCGGTCGAGCGTGGTGCGGGCGCCGCCCCGGTTGGCGGCGATGTCGAAGGCGGCCTTGCCCAGCCCCAGAGGGCTGCGCTCCAGGTCGTACTTCATCCCGTTGTAGGGGATTTTCCAGAAGGGCACCACCAGGGAGCCGACCACCGGGATTTTGCTGAACTCGTCCACCGACTTGGACAGGTGGTCGTCTAGCTCCTGGGTCAGGGTGCGGTAGTCCTTGGCCTTCTGCACCCGCTCCGCAATCTCGGCCTTGGTCAGGGTGGCCTTGCCCTGGGCGCCTCGGTGCTGGGTGCGGGCGTCCAGGGCGGCCTGCTCGGCCGCGCCGGCGGCGTAGCGGGTGGCGGCGTCGAAGACGGAGAGCCAGCGGAAGCCGGCGTCCACCCCGTTGGCCAGCTTGCGGTGGAAGACGTTCTTGGGGTCGGGGCGCCCGGGCGCCGAGGTGGCCCCCTGGGCGCTGGCCGAGGCCGTGGTGTTGGCCTTGTTCAAGCTCTCCTTCATGTGGCGCATCGCCGGCTTGAAGTTCTTGACGTAGCTCTTGAACATCGCCCCGCTCTCGCGGAAGCTGGGCACATCGGCCCGGCCGGAGCGGTCGACCCCGGTGGCCGTCAGCCCGGCCGCGGCCCGCTCGAAGGGCTGCCAGGCGGCGGTGCCGATGTTGCCGGTGAGTTGGCGCAGCAGGCCGTTGGGCGACAGGAGCATGGAGAGCTTGGACGCCGCGCCGGCGGTCTCCCAGCCCGAGGGGGCCGTCTGCGGGGTTACGCCGCCGGCGGGCGCGGCGGCCGGTTGGCCGGGCGCCCCCGGTTGCCCTCCTGCGCCGCCCGGCGCAGCGCCGCTCGGGGGTCCGGCGGTCCCGCCGGGAGGGGTGGTTCCTCCGGCTCCGGGGGCAGCGGCGCCTCCGGGGGCGGTGGCGGTAGCCCCTGTGGTTCCTCTGCGAGCGGCGGCGCGCCGCTGTCGGGAGGCGCTAGCGGCTCGGATGGGGGAGGTGCTGATCCCTCCGAGTCCGGGTCCACCTCCTCGAACGTCGGCAGGGCGTCCGCCAGGCCCGGGTACGTCCCCAGGGCCACCTCGTACTCCAGTTCCGGTTCCAGCCCCGAGTCCCGCACCCGAATCAGGGCCGAACGAATCTCCTCCGGCGACGCCTGGTCGTGCACGGCCCGCATCAACCCCGCTCGCATCAACTCCTGGTCGATTGCCTCGTCCGAGTCCGGTTCCGCCAGCCCCCCGCCCGGCCCCGTTCCCAGTTGCTCCGGGTTGGGTGGCGGTGGCGCCGGAGAGGCCCCCTCGCTCGTGGGCGCCGCCGGGGCCTCTGACCTGGCCACGGGGGGCGCCGGTGGTGCGGTCGTGTCCTCGCTGGAGGAAGGTGTCCCAGGAGAGGACGGGATCGGGGGCGGGCTGCCCGTTGGGTCCGGCCGGCCCCTTGATCCCGTTGTCGAAGAGGTGCCCCGTCTCGGAGGCAAGTTGGTCGAGTAGCTCAAAGTCGTTCTCCTGGAGCAGGGTCATGAAGCGCTTGTGCGCGGCGCGCACCTCCAGCGGGACGGCGTTCTGGTTCTCCCGCAAGCGCTGCGTCCACAGCGGGTCGGCGTCGTGGTCGTTGTGGGTAATCTCGTTGTGGGTCAGTTCGTGGACGATGTCCTCAGCGAACTGGGCGGCGATCTTGTAGGCGACGGCCTTCTTCCAGGCGGTGCCGGTGGGGTAGACCGTGCGGTCGATGCGCTCGCCCCGGCGGGTCAGGTCGTTGACGGCCTGGGTGAGGGCGGCGTGGGGATTGAAGGCCACCCGGGACGGCTTGCCCTGGTTGCGCCCCTCGGTCGGGGCCACGTTGACGGCCAGCAGCGTCCCGGCGGTCAGGATGCCGTAGGGTTCGGCCCGCTCGAAGCGCTGGGCATCGGCCGTCCCCCGGGCCTGGGCGTGGGCGATGAGGGCCTGCCGCACGGCGAGGAAGGCGTCCCGCCACTCCCCCACCAGGAACGAGTGGTTGGCCCGGGCCTGGCCGGCCGGCACCCCGCCGGCCTGACCGTTGGTCACCCGCTGGACGGCGCCGTCGTGGGCCGAGCCGTCCCCCTTCTTGTAGAGGTTGACCCAGCGCTGCCCGCTGCCGGACGGGCCGACCGGCGGGGCGGCGTCGAGCAGCCGGTTGGTGCGCCGGCGGGCCTCCCGTTCGGGGTTGAGGCCCAGCGCCGCGCCGGTGATGACGTTCCCGCTGACGCCCCCTAGCTCGTCTTGCTCGTCGGGGAGGGGGGTGAGGCCGAGTTCGGCGTTGGCCTGGCCGACGACGCCGTTGGGGTCGGGGCCGACGCTGCCGGGGCCGGTAGCCGGTCGCGGAGTCGCTGGCCCAGGGCTGGTAGGGGGGCCGACCCGGCCGGCCTCCCCTGCTCCGCTTCCCGCGCCGCGTACGCCCTCGCCTCCTGCTCCGTCGTCGGGTCGCCCGGCGTCCCCGGGTAGCCCATTCGGCGCGAGGCCGCGTTCAGCTTGTACCGCGTCAGCCACCCCGCCAGGCCCACCGGCTTCGCCAGGTGCGCCTTCCACCACGCCTCGAACTGCTCCGGCGACGTTATCTCCGGCGCCGGCGTCGTCTCGGAGGGCGTATTGCTCGACGGCCTCGATCTGGTCGTCCTCGGTCCAGTCCTTGGGTCCCCAGGTGCCCTCATCGACATTGACCATCTCCTCGACGTTCTTGTTGAACAGGCTGGTGTAGTTGAAGATGGCCTGCTGGCGGAACTTCCCCGCCAGCATCAGCGCCGTCGCCTTGTCCGCCACCGGGATAGACACGTCGAGGTTGATCGCCCGCTTACCCCGGTCGACCGTGCCGTCCGGTCGGCGCGGCTCCCCGGCCCACGTCCCGATGGCCAGGGTGGGGAAGGCGTTGAACAGGCGCCGCGCCTCGGCATGGAACTGGGCCAGGCGGAAGCCCCCGCTGGTCTCATTGAAGTCGTGGGTCTGGCCCACGTCGTCGCTGTAGTCCGGGAAGACGCCCACCATCCACACGTCCTCGCCCCGGTCGACGCGGTCCTGCACCGCCTTGGGCACGCCCCCGGCCGCGCCCGGCCACACCGTCGACCCCCGGGCCTCGCCCGTGGTCTGGTTGTGGGCCAGCATCTGGGCGCGGTAGTTGGCCTCGTTCTTGGGCCACAGCCCCGCCATGGGGTCGTCAAGCTGCTCGGCCCGCCGGTACGGCGCCGAGTCGTTGAACTCCGCGACGCCCCGCCCGCCGGGATCGCCCAGGTGGAGCGCCTCCCGCTGGCGCATCGTGGTGTCGACGGTCTGCTGGATGGACGACTCGACCTTGCCCGTCTTCTTGTCGAACCGGATCAGGCCCTTGCCCACCGTGCCGACGACGTTGCCGTCCTTGTCGGTCAGGTCGAGCGAGAAGCCGGCGTCCTGGTCGGCCGACCAGATGTCCCCGGTGTTGGGGCCTTTGCCGGCCAGTTGCTTGGCCAGGTTCCAGCCCCAGCGTCGCCCGATCTGGTCCTCGGTGAAGAGCCGGAAGGGCACCTCCCGCTGGCCGTAGCGCACCCGGGCGGTGCCCACCTTCTCGGGCACCTTCCAGGGGTCAAGCTCCCAGGCGGCGGCGTGCTTGACCTCGATCACCTCCTGGGAGCCATCCTTGTAGGTGACCAGGAAGTCGGGAGCGAAGATGCCCTCCTGCCCGGCGTCCATGATCCCGCCCGGCCGGGTGATGGGGTGGAAGCGCCGCTCCGGCTTGATCTGGAAGCGCACCCGCCCCCGCTGGGACAGACTCTTCGTCCAGGTCTCCACGTTGGGGTCGCTGTCCAAGCGCACGGCCAGCAGCAACTCGTACAGGCTGTCGAAGTGCTGCTCGACCCCCGTCTTCTTGGAGGTGTAGGCGATGCCGGCGTTGGGGTCGTCGGTCTCCGACTTGATCGCGCCCCGCTCCTGGCCGGTGCGCTTGAGTTGCTCGCCACGGGGCAGGTTGGCCTCGGACAGCACGTTGAGCGCCGCCTCCAGCACGTCCTCGGGGATACCGGCCTGGTCGGCGGCGTAGGTGGTCGACTTGCCGGACAGGTCGTAGACCCGCAGGCCCTCGATCACCGCGTCCAGGCTGGCGCCCTTGGGGTCGAAGCCCTTGGCGGCCGTGGCGTTCTGCAGGGCGCGCTTCTCGATGGCCTTGCGCTCCCGCTCGGCCACGGTCTCGTCCGCCTTGATCCGTTGGTTGACGGCGCTCCTGGCGGCGCGCTCGGCGGCCCGGGCGTCCCGCTCCCGGAAGGCGTCCTCCAGCTTGGCCCGCGCCGCCGGCGTCTTGGCCGCGGCCAGGCGGGACTCGTCGTTGGCCTTCTGGGCGGCGGCGCGCCCGCGCTCCCTGGCCGCGGCCTCGTCCGCCTTGACCTGCTCCCGCGCGGCCCGGCCCGGCGCCTCCCGGGCCTCCCGCTCGGCGGCCTTCTGGGCCGACTCGGCGCGCCGCTGTTCGAGCACCCGCCGGTTGGCCCCCGGGGCCGTGGCCTCCAGCCTCTCCCGGTAGGGGTACGCCGGCAGGGGCGAGGTGTCCAACCGGCCCATCGGCTCAGCCGGCTCGGCCGTGGTGGGCGCGTTCTCCCAGCGGTAGTGCACCCCGGTGACGGGGTCGTCCGGCTTGAACAAGTCGCCCAGCCGGCCCCGACTGGCGGCCTGCCAGTAGAGGAAGTCGGTGCCGGTCAGCAGCGTCCCCGGCTCGGGGGGCAGGATGACGACCTCATCCCCCTCCTTGATCCCAAGCTCCTCGGCCATCTTGGCGTCGGCCACCATGGTGGGCCAGCCGCCCTCGGGGGTGGGGAAGGCCGGCGCCCGGCCCGGCTCGCCCCGGCCGGCGAAGCGCCCCACCCCGGGGACGGTGCCGTCGTCCGTCCACCCCGGCCCCAGGGGGGCGTTGCCGTACTCACCGGGCACGGCCTTCAGCGGGCCGGTGCTGGGGGGCGTCCAGCCCGCCTTCATGGGGTACAGGGGATGGTCGCTGCCGGCGCGGGCGGTGTTGCCCTCCACGCCCCGCAGCTTCTGCCTGATCTGCATCCGGCCCTGGGCGTCCGGGCCGACCGCGCGGAAGCCCGCCGAGCCGGCAAGCTCGGCGTCCCGGTCCATCCCGCCGGCGACGGCCTCGTCCTCAGCCTCGTCGGTGACCTCTTCCTCCGGCGCGGCCTCGGCCTCGGCCTCGTCCCCCACCTCGCCTGGCTCAGTCGGGGTCATTTCCGAGGTGGCGATGCCGGCGTCGCCCTGCTCACCCGGCTCGCCCCGGCCCACCTGGTCGGGCAGGCGCCCCTCGTCCCAGGCGTCGAGGTCGTCCGGTGTGCCGGGCGGGGCCTCCTCGCCGGCCTGCTCGTAGTCCTGGCGGGTGCGCTCGCGCGCGCCCTGGTCGGCCGGCGCCATCTCGTGGTAGAGGGCGAAGCCCTCCTGCACCCGCTTGCGCAGGGCGTCGTTGATGGGCAGCGCCCAGGCTTCCAGGTCGGGGTCTTCTGAGGGGTCGTGGCCCTCCGGCTCCTGGAGCCTGGTCTTCTCGACCTGCACCCCGAACTGCTTGGCGATGCGGTTGGCGATGGAGACCATCGTCTTGTCGTACTGCTGGATGAAGACCCGCCCGGTGGAGTCCATCACCATGATGTCGTCGCCGGCGAGCACGGCCATCCCGTCCGGGCCGACGTTGGCCGGGTCGGTCAGGTGGCGGGCGGCCTCAGCCCCCACGTAGTCGGCCACCTTCTGGGGGGGCGCTTCGTACGTGCGGTAGCGTCCGGCGGTGCCTGGTTCCCCCCGGGGGAGGACGTGCAGTTGCTTCCGGGCCGCGTCGTAGCGCACCTCCTCCGCGATCCGGCCCGCGCTCCAGCGCCGGGCGATCACCTGGCCGGTCGACCAGGACATGGCCTCCGCACCCCGGTCGACGGCGTCCCGGAGGTGGCGCTCCACCAGCTTCTCGATGACGGTGTTGTCCGGGAAGGGGGCGCGCGGGTAGCCCGGCGGGATGTTCGTGGCCGCCGTATCGAGGTGCTGCTGCGCCCCGTCCATGGCGGTGTAGAGCGCCCGGGAGGCGCCGTCCAGGATGGTGCCCTCGGTCACGCCCTCGGCGTCCGAGCCGAGTTCGGCCTCCTCCTGGCGGTAGGCGGCCTGGGCGCGCTGCTCCAGGTCCAGGCGCCGGCGCTCGAACTCCTTGACCTGGGCGCGGTTGTAGGCGATCCAGTCGGCCTGGGCGTCCTCACCGCCGTACTTGGCGTGCAGGTCGCCCCGCAGGATGTGCAGGTCGCGGTAGGCCAGGGCGTACTCCACCGCGTCGGGGTTCAGGCTGGCCGGCGGGGCCTGATCCCGCTGGGCGATCTTCTGGGCGTAGGCGCTGTTGGGATCGTCCCGCTCCACGGCCGGGTCCTGGCCGGAGGCCCGCATCCGCTTTTCGATGCGCTGGATGCTCTCCATGGCGTAGATGACCCGGTGCGCCCACTGCTCGGCGTCCTCCTTGGCCCGGCGCAGCGTGGTGCGCGAGGTGCCGGTGATGGGGTCGGGCTGCTGGCGCAGCGTCCGCGCCATCTCGCCCTCGGCCCGGGCGACGTGCTCGTACTGGTCGCCCAGGTGGCGCACGTCGGCGGCGATCCCGGCGGGCACCTCCTGGTTCCAGGCGGCGGCCATGGCCACCCGGTCCCACGTCCCGCTCTTGCGCCCCCGCTGCTGGATGTCCGACTGGTCCTCGTTGCTGTGGACGGTGGTGCGCCCGTCCGCCAGGGTGTCGTCGTGGGTGCGCCCGGAGCCGAAGATGCCCTCGCGCCCGCCGAAGTGGGCGCCCACGCTGAACTCGGCCACGTCCCGGCGCTGGCCCGCAAGCTCCCCGGACATGACGCGGGCCGCGTCGTCGGACTGCTTGCGCATCTGGAGCAGCGACTCGCGGGGGTTGTTGGCCCGCTTGGCGCCGGCGCGCAGGGTGTAGTTGCCCTGGCCCGGGCCGCCGTAGTAGGCGTGCTCGGGCTGGCCCTCGCGCCGGGGGGCGTACTCCTCCTTCAGCTTCTGGCTGGCGTCGACCGCGGCGTAGATGCGCCGGCGCAGGGGGCGCACCGCCTCATTCAGGTCGCGCCGGGCCGCCTCGCTCGCGGCGATGCCCCGCCCGCCCGAGGCCAGCAGCAGGCTGACGTTGTGGGTGAAGTCGTCCAGGTTGTGCAGCCACGCCTGGGCGACCTCCTCGGGCGTGGCGTCCGGGCCGACCGCGTCCCCGGTCATGTAGTCCTCGGTGGGCGGGGCGAGCAGCCGGTCGTAGATGCCCTCTCGGAAGGCGTGCTCCTCGTTGGTGCGCACCGGCCCGGTGGCGGCGTCGAGGTGGGGGCCGGCCAGGTCCTTCATGTTCTGGCGGATGTCCGGGTCCTGCCCGTACATCGTGGCCCGCTCGACGTGGCCCTGCACCTCGGCCCGGATGCGGGCCACGTCCTCGGGCGTCGAGGCCCCCACCCGGCGGAAGCCCAGCACGCTCTCGGCCAGGGGCAGGCGGTTGGTCTGGGCGCGGTCGATGAGGTCGTCGCGCGCGATGGGGGTGCCCGCCTGCTCGGCCGCGTCCAGCATCTCCCCGATGCCGGTCCAGAAGAGTTCCTCCTTCTTCACCCCGTTGCCCAGCAGCAACTGGCGCACCTGGGCGGCCTGCATCTTGGGCTGGCGGAACTTCTGCTGCAGCACCCGCTCCATCTGCGAGTACCACACCCCGGGGCGCTCGCCGGCGGGGGCCTTGCCGCCTAGCTCGGGGCGCATGAGGGGCGGCTCGGGCACATCAGTGCGTGGCCTCGCCGGAACGGTCTCGCCGGGCTGATGGGGCTGGGGGGTGATCGAGACCGGGGCGGCAGGGCCTCCGGTGAGGAAGGCCAGGCGCCGGGTCAGGGCCTGCTCCTGCTCGGTGGTGAGCAGCCCCGTCCTCGTCATCCCCGGGAGCGAGTGCCCCATCTCGTCCAGCGTGCTCCGGCCCTCTTGGTTCTGGGCGGCGGCGGCCATCTCCATCTGGTCGAGCGTGGAGGCGTAGGCGTGGTTCTGGAGTTGTGTGCCCGCCGTCCGCAGGGCCTCGTCCGGCTCCGTCAGCATCGGGGCCTCGGTGATGTCGGCCTGGTCAGCGATCTGCTGGTCGACGCCCATGTGGGCGCGCCGGCGGGTCAGGTAGCCCCGCAGGTCGAGGGCGTGCTGGGGCGTGATCTGGCCCCGGTTGGCGAACTCGTCCACCCGCTCCTGGAAACTCTGGAACTGCTCGGGCCGGGCGGCCTCGCTGATCTGGCGGTGCAGGCTGGTGTAGAGGCCCAACTGCGACGCCGTCTGGGCCGGCTCGCCGGGGCGGCCGTGGAAGCGCCGGCGCTCGGTGCCCCGGATCGGATCGAGCACCTGGACGCCACCCGGCACGGGCGCGCCCTGGGCGGGCTGCATCTCGTGCGCCGCGATCCCGGTTTGCGCTTCAACCCTCGAGGGTTCTGCTTGGGCACCGGGCTGCGACCAGGCGCGCACGGCCTCGCGCAGGGGCGCCGCCTGCGCCGGGGTGAGGTCGCCCTGCTCCAGCGCGTTGGTGATGTCGTGGATGACGGCCACCACGTCCATCTCGTCCTGGGCGCGGTCGAGGTCGGCCTGGATGGCAGCCACCAGGCGGGGGTTGCCGTTCTCGCCCTGGGGCAGCCCGCCGATGCGCCCGGGCAGGGCCGCGCCGGGCACGTCGACCCGGCCCACGTCCTGCAGGCCCTCCAGGCGCTCGGTCGCCGGACCAGCTCGATTCTGGGTGACGGCACCCAACTCCTCGGGGGAGCCGGCGGTGCCCCCGGCGCGCACATCGGCGCGGCCGGTGGCGATGCGGGTGCGGGGGCCGACCTGGCCCCGGTCCTCGTCCTCCATCGGGCCGCCCGCGGCCTGGCCGCGCAGTCGCCGTAGCTCCCGCTCGTACTCGATGCGGGCCTGGGCGCTGGTGATGGCGGCCTCGCCCCCGACCCGCGCCAGCCCGGCGGCGGTGCGCGCGGCCGGGTTGTCCACGATCCCGCCGGCGGTGCGGAAGCTGTCCCAGGCGTCGAGCGCGTTGCCGGCGACGGTGAGCGGGGACTCGCCCCGAGCGACGCCCTGCTGCACCGCCCCGGCGGCGCCGGCCGCGCCGGCGACCTGGCCCACCACCTCGGCGCCCCGAGAGGCCCGCCTGATCCGGTCGGCCTGTTGGCCCAGGCGGGCCACGTCCAGGGCCTCGCCGGGGTCGGCCACGTCCACGATGTTGCCGGCCAGGTTGGCGTACTCCGGCTCGACGCCCTGCCCGATGAGGTAGTTGGTGACCGCCCCGGGGCCGGCCAGGCGGGCCGACTGGAGCGCACCCTTGAACGGGGCCATCATGGTCAGCAAGGCGGTGAGCAACTCCGGCCCGGCCAGGATGCGGTCGAAGGCGGACTGCTCCCGGCCGTACAGGTCCTTCCCCACCAGGGCCTTCATCCCGGCGTTGAGGGCCTGCGCCGGGGAGCCGACCCACTGGGCGACGGCGCCCTCGGCCGCCAGGTAGCCCCCCTGCTGGCCCTGGCCCAACTCGGGGGGCACGTCCGCGCCCCGGGCCTGGGGGTGGTTGGTGGCCCGCCCGCTGGCCTGCTCGACGTAGCTGCCCACGTCGGCCAGGCCCTTGCCGTAGGCGGCGTCCTCGTCGGCCATGGGGTCGATGCGCCCGCCCTGCCGGTCGGCCTCTTCCTCTAGCCCCTTGGTGGTGAGCGGGGCCTCGGGCAGGTCGCGGGTCAACTCCTGGGGGTCGGGCCGGTAGTCGGCGTCCCCGCCCAGTTCCCGGGTGGTGGCGGTGGCGCCCTCCTGGAAGCCGGTCTCCACGTCCCGCTGGCGGTCTCTGGCCGCCTGGGCCTCGGCCTCCTGCTGGCCCACCGTGCGCCCGCGCGGCTCCGGGCTGATGCGCGCCCCGGTGTCGTCAAACTGGGGCGGGCCTTCGTCCGCCGGCGCGGCGCGGCGCGCGACCTCGGCCGCCTGCTCCTGCTGGCGCTGGGCCTGCCACGCCGGCGTGCCCCGCTGCTCGGGTAGCTCGGGCTGAGCCGGCGGGATGGGGCGCTGGGGTGCCGGTTCTGGCTCGGACTGGGGCAGGGCCTGCACCGGGGCGTTGATGGGCTGCTGGGGCTGGGGCGCGTCGTAGGCGCTCTGGCCCAGGTCGGGCTGCGGCCCGGTCTGGTAGGGGTTCTGGGGCGCCTGGTCGTCCTGGCCGGGGTAGGGGCGCCAGTCCGCGCCCGTGGCGGGGGCTGCCTCGGGCTGCTGGGTGAGTTGCTGGAGGTCCTGGCCCATGCGGGCCACCGGGTTGGCCTGGGTCAGGGCCTGGCCCGCGGCGGTCTTGGCCTGGTCGAACCACTCGCGCGCCTGGGCGATGCGGTCCTGGTTGCGCTGCTGGGCGACCTTCTGCTCCTCGAAGAGTTGGCGCGCCTCTTCGAGCCGGCGCTCCCGCTCCTGCTGCTCCTTAAGGGCCTGCTCCTCGCCCTCGTCCACCACCGCCTGCTGGGAGCCGCGCAGGTTCAGGGCGCCGGAGACCGTCCGCCAGAAGCCGTCAGCCACAGGGGCCTCCTATACGCCGGGCAGGGCCGAGGTCATGGGCCTCGGGCGGATCAGGCGGGCGATGTTGGAGATGGCCTGCATCCCCCCGCCCGTGGGCGTCACCGGGGGCGGGGGCAGCGTCGGCGGCCCCAGGCCGGGTGCGGGCAGGGCCAGGTTGGCCGGGTCGCCGGGGCCAGGCAGCCCGGGCGCGCCCGGAGTGCCCATCGGCACGCCCCGTGGCCCGATCTGCGGGATTGGCACAGAAGGTGCACCGGGCGGACCGCCCACGGGCGCCGGCGACGACGCCGGAAGGCCGGGGCCGGCCGGTCCGGGCGGGCCGGCCGCGTTCATGTCGAGTGGCGGGGGCGGCCCCATGGGGGGCACAGGCGCCGCCCCCGCCATCGGCGCCGGACCCAGGCCCGCGCCCAGAGCCTGTCCGCCTTGCGGCGGCCCGCCCAGGCCGGTGCCCGTTTGGTCGTCCGGGATGCCCGTGTCGTCCAGCCCGGGGACGCCCAGCGCCGCGCGCCCCTGCCCGGGGAACGCCTCGCGTAGGTGCACCAGCAGGCTGTCCCGCTCGGTGGGGGTGGCGAACAGCCAGCGGTTGGCCAACTGCTGCCGGAAGTCCGGGGACTGCTGCAGCATGGCCGTGTACTGGCCCCGGGTCAGCCGGCCGCCCCCGCCGATCTGCTTCTGGGGGTTGTCCTCCACCGAGGTGAAGTCGTCCAAATATGCCATCGTTGACCTGAGCCGCGCGTCGCTAATCTCCCCGGCTTCCTTCAGGATGCGCCCGATGGAGCCGCGCGGATTGCCAAACCTAGATGGCATACAATTCGTCTAGATGACGAGCGTCAAGCCAGGTACCAAGCCCATGCCCCTGTACATCCGCTTCTGGTTGCGGGTAGAGAAACGGGGAGCGGACGACTGCTGGCGCTGGGGCGGAAAGCCCAGGCCGGACGGCTACGGGGAGTTGACGGTCGACGGTCGGCGCCAGCTTGCGCACCGGGTCGCGTTCCTCCTCACCCACGGGCGCTACCCCTTCATCGGCCGCCACTCGTGCGACAACCGCATCTGCGTCAACCCGTCCCACGTTCTGGATGGGACCAAGCGGGACAACAGCAGGGACATGGTACTCCGTAATCCCACGATGAGCGGCGCCGATGCGAGTGATCGAGCGCTCAGGGGGTGGGCGACCAGGCGCCAAAAGGCCCGGGTACTGGCCCGGGCCTTTTGACCCCCGGCTTTTACCGTTCCGCTACGCGGATTGGCTACTGGACCGGGCGCCCGCGGTGCAGGACCCCGACACCACCGAGCCTGACCGGGCCGGCGTGTCATCGGAGACCTGCGAGATTGAGGTTAACTGCTCGGGGCGGCCGCGTCAAGCCGCCCCAGCCGGGCGGCCAGGTCGGCCACCGTCAGCCCATAGACGGGCAGCACGATGGCCAGCACCCAGCGGGCCTCGGCGTCGCTCAGGTCGCCCCGCCGGCGCTTGGCGAACAGGTCGCGGATCAGGTCGACCACGGCGGCGGGGAGCATCCCGGAGTGCGCCTACGCCTACGCCGGTTGCTTGTCGGGAGGTGGGGCGCCGGCGGTGTCCACCCGGCCCTCGTCCAGCCGGCTCTTGGCGACCTGACGCCCGGTGCTGGGGTCGTAGACCCGCCACTCCCCGGTCGTGCCGTAGTCCCGAATCTCCAGCCCGCGGTCCTTGGCCTTAGCCTCGGCCTGCTTCCGCTCGTCCTCGCCGCCGGTCTCGGCCGCCGCGCCCTGGGCGTCGCCCTCCTCCACCTCGTCGGTCTCGGAGTCGGGGAGGGTGCCGCCCAGCGGCCCGGTGGGGTACGAACCCCGGTCGACCTCGGGGTCGCCCGTGCGCGGGGGCGCGGGCGGGGCGGGCTGGCCCATCTCCTGGAGCCGGACCTGCTCCTTCATCACCCCCTGCGGCTCGTCGCCGTCCTGGCCCTGCTCCTCGCGCTGGTACGCCTCCCAGGCCATGCGGGCGTTCTCGCCCACCACCCCCGCCTGCTGGAGCAGCATCTCGCGCTCCTCGGCGTCGATCTCGTTGATCGGGTAGTCGGGCCAGTGCTTGCCGTCCTCGGGGTCGTCGTCGCGCCGGAGGATGTCCTGGTTGGGCTGCTGGTAGACCTGGGACACGTCGCTCTTCCTTTAGGTGGCGCGCCGCACGTACCGGCCCGAAGGGTCGCGCTTCCCCTGGGGCTGTGCCGGGCTGCCCGGGCGACCCGTCTGCACGGGCCTGACCTGCGGCTTGGCCGCGTTGGTCGTGCGGCGATAGTAGCCCTCGCCCGGACTGGGGTCGACCACCATCCCGGCCACCGCGTGACTCGCATCAGGCACGGGCTGTGCCGGCATCGAGCCGGAGACCAGGGGCAGGTCGTAGCCACTGCCCTGGCCCATCTCGCGCCGGCCGCGCTCCACCAGGGCGAGGAAGTCGCTATCGGAGTAGTGGTCGCCCATGCGCAGCAGGCTGAGCACGGCGTAGCCGAAGGGGCCGGCCCAGCGCAGGGCCTCCCGCTCGGCCTCTTCCGCCTGCAGGCGCTGCGTCGTGCCGTACCGGGACTGCAGTCCGTTGCTCATGCTCTGCTCACCTCGTCATCTCCCGCGCGGCCTTCTGCCAGGGCATATCTTCCTGGTTCGGTAGCCCCGCGCGCGAGGGCGTGACCCCTCTCATTGGAGGAATCGCGGCGCCTCCCCCGATGGGCATGGCCCCGTAGGCGCCGGCGTCCATGGGCGGGGGCGTGGCCGCCTGCTGGAAGACCTGGCCGGGCTGCATGGGCACCCCGCCTCCGGTGGGCGGTGGCCCCATGGGCGGGGCCAGGTCGGGCATCGAGGCCACGGGGGGCATCCCGGGCAGGGCGGGTACGCCGGGTGGAGGCGCCGGCGTGCCCGGCAGTGGGCCACCCGCCTGCATGGGAAGCGCCGCGCCGGGCGCACCCGGAGGTGGCGCCCCGCCAGGCGGACCGGATGGTACGGCGCCCAGGCCCTCCACGCCACCCGGGACGCCCATGGGCATCGGCGTGCCCGTGGGCGGCGCCGGCGCGGCGCCGGGCATCGTCATCGGCCCCGGCATCCCGGGCAGGCCCTGCTGCTGGCCCTGCAGTTTGGCCTGCTCCAACTGGATCAGCAGGCGGGCCGCCTCGGTGTCATCGAAGGCGCCGATGGCCAGCAACTGGTCGAACGCCATCTGGGTGGTCACGCCGAACTTGGATTCGAGCCAGGACAACGCCATCTCGGGCGTCAAGGCCCCCTGCCGGACGGCGCCGCGGAGGGCCATGCTCTCCTGCACCAGGGGGTGGGTGTTGATCTTGTCGGCCAGGACGCGGGCCTCGGTGCGCTCCGGGGCGGGGTCGTTGAAGTACCTCTCCCGCATGGTCAGCATATCGACGGCCCCGGCCTGCTGGGCCTGCACGCCCCGCATCTCTAGCTGGGCCTCGTCCACCGGCAGCAGGGGGTCGGCCTCGACGCTGCAGGCCAGGAAGGGCGTGCCCGTGCCGTTGCCCTTGGCGTCCGGCGCGATGTCCTTGGGCGTCAGGGTGCGCCAGCCCTTCTTCCGGCCCGTGGCGGCGTCGCCCTGGTAGTAGACCGGCACGCCCTCGGGGAAGCGCCGCCAGACCTGCCACCACAGGTACTGGATGGCCGTGGCCACCTGGGCGCAGTAGTTCTCGACAACTGGTCCATACAGTGAGCGAGCCGCAATCATCAACTGTGCTATTGCGTAACCCGCTTGACCGCCGCCGCCCTGCCCTCTGAGCACCGAGGGGATGCCGATCAGGTCGATCAGAGCGGTGGCCTTGGTGTACAGGCGCTCCAGGTGGGCGGTGCTCTCGGCCGGCATGGTCAGGTAGCGCCAGGTGCGCCCCGGCGGGACGGAGTAGAAGCCCCCGGGTTGGATCACCTTGCCGTCCGTGCTGCGGTTCTGGTCGGGGCGCTGCACCCGCTCGGGGTCGACCACCGTGTCCCCGGAGAGGCCGGCGGCGCCCGGCGCCCCGCCCTGCTTGTCCTCCTCGATCAGCGGGGGGAAGCTCGACCAGAAGCTGACGTGCAACTCCATGGTGATGATCTGGTCGAGCAGGTCGATCAACTCGATCAGGTGCATCGGGGCGGCGATGCCCGTGTAGGTCGGGTCGCCCATGGCGGTGGTCAGCCCGTAGGCGCGGAAGATCGGCAGGGGGTGCCAGCCCGGCCCCCACAGCGGGCCGCTGGCCACGCACAGGCCGTCCACGTAGTGCGCCCACAGGCCGCAGTCCGGGTCGTACTCGGCGTCGTCCGGGTCGGAGAGGCCGAGCCACAGCGCCCTGCGGGCCGAGCAGTAGTAGGTGACGGTCTCGACGTGCTCCGGCTCGTACGGCCGCTCCGGCTCGGCGTCGATGAGCGGGTACGCCCGCCCGAAGCCCATCGGCCCGGCGACGTAGCGCCCCTGCTTGCCCTGGATCGTGCCCGGCCGGCCGTCGTCCTGCTCGGTGGGGCGCAGGCCCCAGCCGGCCAGGGTCTCCCGGTAGGGCCGGTTGACCACCACGATGCCCTCGTCCTCGATCCCGTCCGCGTCCTGCACGAGGTGCATCGACAGGGGGTCGACGGCTTCCAGCACGAAGGGGGGCGTCGCCCGCTTGAAGTGCTCGACCGCCTTGAGGTACTTCTCGCTGGCCGAGCGCTTGCGCTTGCCCGCCGTGCCCCGCGCGCGGCGCTCCTTGGAGAGGTAGTTCTCCACCGCCGAGCCGAGGTCCTCCTCCTCACCCTCCCGGTCGTCCTCGAAGTCGTCGTAGCGGGGGTAGCGCGGGCTGGCCTCGCTCCAGCGGTCGAGGCGCTCCACCATCGACCAGCAGGCCCGCCCGGTGTTGACCAGGTTGTCCATGCAGTCGCGCCAGACGCTGGTCTGGCCGTTGTCCAGGATGGCCCGCCGGCCCTCCATGCCCAGCAGCACGCTGGTCGTCCACTCCTCCTTGAGCGACGCCGCCTCCTGGGCGTCCTCGTCGTCGTCCACCGGATCGGCCTGGACCGTCATCGGTTTTGCGGTGAGTACGGCGGGAAGGCGCAAACAGAGGTCACTGAAGAGGGCCTGGCCGGCGCGCACGACCTGAGTCGTTTTGCGGTAGCCAGGAGGGATGGGCGGGGTGACCAGGAGCTTGCGCCGGCGCCGAATCTCCCGCACCACGTCGGTGAAGCTGCGGCTGCCGGCGTTGGCCTGCCGGGTGCCGCTGTCCCGGGTGGAGCGGCTGCCCGAGGCGCTGGCCCCCATCACCCGCTCGCGGTCTCTGAGGATGCGCTGCACGTAGCCGAACGGCGGCGCCTCAATCGCCTCGCCCGGGGCGATGTCCTCCTTCAGGCCGCTGTCGACGCTGCTATCCGGGCGGCGCGGGCCTTTGCGCTTGCCCGCCGGCTGCCGGGCGCCCCGCCCGCTGCCCGTGATGCTGTCCACGATGGGCGCCGCCGGGACAGCGCCGGCGCCGGGACCGGGGGCCTGACCGTTCGTCATCAGCTACCCTCTCACCGCCCCTACGAAGAGGCCCCCGCGCTGCGTCAACAGCCGGGGGCGTGACACCAGGAGGTGACCCTGATGCGCCCCCATCTTGCCATAGCGCGCCTGATGCGCCAGACCGTCTTCGACCACAGCCCCGGTGGCTGCTGGCGGGGTCTGGGGTGCTTTCGGGACAAGTACGGCTACGCCCGCTACTGCGGTCGCTTCCTGCACCGCTGGTCGTGGCTCATGTGGAAGGGCGTCATCCCCAAGGGGCAGAACGTCCTGCACCACTGCGACGTGCCCGACTGCTGGCGCCCCAGCCACCTGTACCTGGGCACACAGCGTGAGAACAACCTCGACGCCTACGCTCGCAACCGCCGGCGCCGCGACTGGGGCACCTACTGGGGTGACCCGGGCAAACCCCCGCCCAACCGTCACCAGCGCGTCCACCCTTCTCGACCGGGGGACCCGAAAGCACCCCCACTGTAATCCTCGACGGCGTTGTCCTCGTCACCCATGGTGGCTTCGAGGGGAACACCCTGGCGCGACGCGCTCGCCCCAGATGCTGGGTTAACCCCGTATCTGAGTGCGTCCGCAGCGTGGTCTTCTTGTCCATCTTCAACGTCTTCCGGGTTGTCCGGGTCAGCAGTCAGGCGGGGGAGCGTTCGCAGGAGATTCGGCGCCGCACCTTGCACGATGATGAGGCCAGGCCACCCATCGTCGGTCTCCTCCAACCATTCGAGCACGCGGCGCCAGCCACCGACGCGGTTGTTGTCTGCCTTCTGAACAGGCAGCCCTTGCTGTTGATAGACGTGCGCGTCCGAGATGCCGATATTGGCACGCGGCGCGAACATCGAGGGGTCGATGCGGATGCTGTCGAGGTGGAGCCGCGCGCTCGCCGGCGGGGACACCCTCTTCCTGACCGGGGCGAGCGGGTCATCGAACCATTCGAGCCACCGGCCCCCGACGCTGGCGACGCGCTGCTTCATCGTCTGCGCTTGCCGGAGGGGCGTCACCCCCGTCCGATAGTCCTCTGCCCAGACGAAGATGTGCTTCCTGGACGGATCGCGCGCGAACCACAGGCAGCAGAACGGGTCGCGCACCCCACCGTCGACCCCGTTCCACAGCGTCCACCCGGGTGAGCCGGCCTCCCCCGGGAGCGGGGGGAAGGCGCCCTGCTCCAAGTCGTAGCGGGCCAGCAGGGCCTCCACCGGCCAGACGTGCCAGGGCTTCCCCGCGCGCGTGGGCATAAAGGCCCGGAAGAAGCGCCCGCCCAGGGTCTCCGGGGGGCGCTGCTGGTACAGGGCCTGCCACCAGGGTTCGGTCACCGTGGTGCGGATCACCGCCAGGCGCGCCGCGTCGAAGCGGGCCGGCCACAGGGTCTGGCCGGGAGCACGCCCCAGGGCATCATCCCGGCCCGCCTCGGCCACCGCCGGCAGGTCGATCACCTCCCAGTGCTCGCCCCCCTCGTCCGCCTGCTGCAGGAGGCGCCCGCTCAGGTCGTCCTCGTGCCAGCGGGTCTGGATCACCACGATGGCGTTGCTGGCCTGGTCCAGGCGGGTGTAGGCCGTCGAGGCGTACCACTCGAAGGTGTCGTCCCGGATGGTGAGGGACAGGGCCTCCTTGGAGTCCTTCACCGGGTCGTCCACGATCAGCAGGTCGCAGCCCTCGCCCGTGATGCCCCCGCCCACGCCGGCGGCGTTGAAGGCCCCCGCCTCCTGGCCGTCCCGGTTCCAGGCCCAGAAGCCCACCGCCGCGGCGTCCCCCGTCATCTCGATCCCCGGGTACAGGCGCCCGTACAGGGGCGAGCGCACCAGGTTCCTGACCCGCCGGCTGAACTTGTAGGCCAGCACCGCCCCGTAGCTGGCCAGGATCACCTTGCGCTGGGGGTGGCGCCCGATGTACCAGGCGGGGAACCGGACCGAGGCCAGTTCGCTCTTGCCGTGCCGCGGGGGCACGAAGAGCATCAGCCTCCTGAGGTCGCCCCGCTCCACCGCCTCCAGCTTCTCGATGATGAGCTTGTGGTGCGGGGCGGCCACGTAGTCCGGGTAGGTGCGCTGTACGAAGGCCAGGAGGCCCATGCCGTGCCCCTCGCCCACCGGGGCCGTCGAGGCGTGCGGGATGACCTCCTCACCCGGGGGCGGGGAGTCCGGGCGAACGGGTGTCCACCTGGTCGGACCCAGCAGCGCCGCCGTCCCCAAGAGCCGCGAGAATGCGAGCCGCTTTGTCGAAGACGATCCCGAGGAAGACCCCAAGCTCACCGGCTGATTGTTTTCCCATCCATTCCGCGTCCGCGGTCTGTCTGAGGATGCGCTCACCAGCGGCAAGGCTCTCTCCCAGATACGAGAGCGTCATCGCCCGGTAGTCCGGGTCGTTTGTTTTGGGGTCGCCGCCTTGCTGCGCCCGCCAGAGGCGAATCGTGGAGGGCGAGACCCCCACGTCCTTGGCCACCTTCAAGACCGCGTCGCCCGAGAGCACCCGGGCGACCGCCGCCGCCTTCTGCTCGTCCGTGAAGACGCGGGTTTGCGGTGCCATCCACGTCTTCTGCCTTCGCTAGGACTTGCTGACCTTGCCGCCCTTGGTCGTGGGGCGGAAGCGCTGCACCACGTTCGTGCCCAGGCCGCCCTCCGAGTAGCTGCCCCGCCAGCGGGAGGGGCCGCTGCCCGAGCCGTTGTCGTTGGCCAGGGTGCCGCCCCGGGCGCTGGCGCCCCGCGAGGTGGAGGCGTCGCCGGCGGGCAGTTGCCCGGCCTGGCGCACGCTCCCGCTCTTGGAGACGGTGTACTTGCCGCTGTTGACCTTGCCGACGCTGGCCTTGTCAGCCACTGAGCTTCTCCTTGCGTAGGACTGGCGAGGGCACGTAGCCCCCGTACCGGCCACCACCGCCCTGGCCCCTGGGCTGCCTGGACTGGCCCACCTTCGCGGGTAGCTTACCCGCTGGGGTGTGGGCCTCCCACTGCTTGGCCATCTGGGGGTGGTTGGCGTGCATCCACCCGCGCTGCGCCTGACTCTTGAACGGCATGGCGTTTCCCCGTGAAACGTCAGAGCTTCCGGCGCTTGGGCAGGCTCTGGCTCAGCATCGGCCCGGCGGCCGCCTCGTAGCGCTGGGCCTCGGCCGCCTCGATCCGCTTGTGCAGCCAGTCCGGGCCGCTGCGCTTGCCCTCCCAGTAGTGGCTGAACTGGCGCACCGCGTGCAGGTCGTTGTTGAAGGTCGAGGGGTCGATCACCCCGCCGGCGCCCTCGCCACCCCCCTTGGCCTCGGGCGGCACCCCGCCCATCGGCGTGCCGGCGCCGGTCAGGCCGATCCGCTTCGCCGGCTTGGCCGGCTCCACCTCCTTGCGCTGGTGGGCGCGCGGGCTGCAGTCCCGGCCCTTGGTGCCCTTCATCAAGAGGTCCGTCATGCTGGCTCTCCTTGTTCGACGCAGCCCAACCAGGCGGGCGCGGCGCCCGTCTCCTGGAAGCGCTGGATGGCCGCAAGCTGGCGCCGGTCGAAGCCCCCCAGGGGGGTCAACAGGATCAGGATCAGGCCCGCCGGCCCCAGGATGCGCAGGCCCGGGGCCACCACCTGGCCGGCGAACGGCGCGCCGGCGAAGGGGCTGCCCGCGAAGGGCTGGCCGGCGAACGGCTCACCCGCGAACGGCACGGCTGTCCTCCGGCGGCGTGTCGCTGCGCAGGAACGTGTCCCGCACCGCAGGGAGTTCATCCGTCCGGCCGACCGAGACCTGGTCCTCCCACGCCCACGCGCCCGTGGCGCTGCCGTCCTCGTGCCGGGCCAGCACCACCGGCATCCACGCCCCCAGGCGCCCCGCCGGCAGCGGGGGCGGGGGCCAGGGCAGGCTCACTGTGGCGTGGGTGTCCAGGCGCTCCACCGTCAGCACCCCGTCCTTGATCCCCGTGCGGGTGTGCGCCCCCGTGAAGCGCACGCGCTCTCTCTGCGTCCTCGGGGCCATCACTCGATCCTCACCGACCACACCACCGCGTCGACCGGCTGGCTGATCGTGACGCGGAAGCCGGCCTCCGCAATCGCCCGCAGGCTGCGCTGCTGCTCGGCCCAGCCCTGGCCCACCACCGCATGGCCCGCCACCTCGTAGCGCCCCGGCTTGATGTAGCCCTCGGGCGTCAGCCAGGGGAAGTGCCCCGCCCCCGGGACCTGGACGGCCCAGGAGGGGGGCTTCAGGGCGAGCGAGCCGTCCGGGTTGCGCGGCGGCGTCCAGCCCGTCGCGGTCTCGAAGGTGAGCGTCGACCAGGACGAGAAGCGCGGCTCAAGCTGGGCCACGTCCGGCTGGGGCGGCTCGGGCAGCACGTCGTCCAGGTTGGCCCAGGGGGCGTGCTTCCGCTTCCTCATCGCCTCGGCTCTTCCATGGCCTGGCGCAGGGCCGTGCTCTCCCGCCCGGGCAGCATCCCCGAGGCCAGGGTGCGGGCGTTCTTGCGGGCCAGCAGGGTGCGCGCCAGGCCGGCTGCTGGACCCTCGGGCACCACACCCCTGGCCCGCTCGTACTCGCTCGTCCTGGCCTCGTGCAGGCTGCCGTAGACGCTCTCGCTGCCGTCCCGGTTCTGCACCACCCGCTCGCGCACGAACGGCCTCTCGCCGGCGACGTAGGCGCTGCCCCGCACGATGGTCAGGGGGGCGTAGATGACGCGGGCGTAGGCCGTGGCCCGGCACTTTGGGCAGCACAACGGGCCACGGTCGTCCCAGCGCTCGATGCGCTCCTCGGTCGCGCCACACACCTTGCACCGATACACCCGGTGGGGCATCAGCCCGGGTCCTTCCCGTGCTCTTCCACCAGCGCCGCCAGGGCCTCGCCCAGCACCTCGATGGCGTCCGAGGCCGACTGCTCGCCCCGCTGCAGCAGGAGCAGCACCCGGCTGTGCGTGCCCTGCCCCGGCGGGCTGTCCTGCTCCTCGGTGATGAGGCCGATCAGGGCCAACTGGGCCAGGCGTAGCTCGGTGCGGATGCGGCTGATGTCGCGCCCGTCCAGCGGCGGGTAGCTGTAGTCGGGCACGTCGCCCGTACCGATGGGGCCGGTGGGGGTAACCACTAGCGCGTCACTTCTTCCCGCCGAAGCCCTTCATCCCGGGGCTGGGCGCGCCGGGCTTGACCGCCGAGGGCCGACTCTTCGTCGCCGGCTTCTTGGTGGGGATGGGCGGCTGCGGGCCGCTCTTCTTGGCCTGGCCGCTGAGCTTGCCGAACTTGGCCTGCTTGGGGGCGCCAGGCGGACCGGAGAATCTTGGGGTCGCCATGGTGGTGCTCCTGGTGGCTCAGCGTGTGCCGCTTTTCGTGCCGCCGTGACAAGTTGCCGCCGCCACACAGTCAAGGTGCTACTTCTGCTTGCCCCGCAGTCCCTGCATCGGCCCGGTGATGGGCGCCTTGTGCGCCTTGGGGCCGGCCGGGGCGGGGGTGGGCACCGTGCCCTTGCCCTTGGGGCCACCGTACGGGGGCTTGCCCACCGCCAGGGCCGCCTTGCCCCGGTTGGTCGCCTTCGAGCGCGCCGGCCCGCTGTTGCTGAAGCCGGCGGTGCCCTTGGTCTCGCCCGAGGGGTACGTCTTCGTCGCGGCGTTGACGGTCGGCTTGTAGCGCCCAGGCATGGCGGTGCTCCTCCGGGCGTCAGAGTACCACACCCGCATCCCCGGCCAAGGCTCGAGGATTTGCGGTTTGATGCCCGTGTCTGTTATACTCTGGAGGTCGGGGGACGTGCCCCCGGCGAAACGGAGGCAGCGCCCATGGCCAACCGCACCCCGCGTCCCACGCTCAGCAAGGTCGAGGCCGGCAACTACATCGGTCGCTACCGGGGCTACGAGGTCCAGGTGATCGAGGAGACCACGGTCTACGGCGACCGGGGCTGGAACGCCTACCTCTACCGCCAGACCGGCGAGGGCCTGGCCCTGCAGGTCGAGGAGGGGCAGGTCACCGACTACCCCATGTACACCCGGCGCGAGGCCCTGGCCGTGGGCTGCGCCGCCGTCGACCACCGCGAGAGCGAGGCCCGCCGGCGCCTCTACGCCGCCGCCCTCCAAGAGGTGAGCTACTGATGGTCAAGCAGATCACGCTCCTCGACCGCGCCCACGGCGTGCGCCTCTTCCGCCAACGCTTCGAGACCCTGCCCGCCGACTACTTCGTCCTCGACCTGGACGACCTGTGCACCAGCTTCGACACCGAGGCCGAGGCCCGGCGCTACTTCGACGCCCGGGCCGCCCTGGCCCGCGTCCGCGCCCTCGCCGGCCTGTAATCCCACACCGCCCAGAGGGGGAACCGCCCATGGAAGAGCCTGAGGATCGCGTCTACTTCGCCCAGATCGCCTACCGCTCCGGCGGGGGCTACGGCATCAGCACCGAGGGGGCCAAGCAGGCCCTGGCCAAGGCCCGCCGGGAGTTGGGCCTGACCGCCGCCGACCTGCGCCGGGCGCCCCAGTACGTGCTCGCCTTCCCCGCCGGCACGACCATCACCGTGAGCGACATCTCCGGCGGATGGAGCAGCAGCGCCAAGCCCGTCGAGGTCGTGTCCGCCCACCACCTGGGCACCGCCCACCGCCTGGCCCTGCAGGACCTCATCGAGAGGGCGCCGTAGATGGGGCGCCGGCGCCCGGCCACCCACCACACCTTCGTCCAGAACAAGCGCATCCGCGTCGTCCTGCTCGACGGCACCATCGTGCGGGGGCGGTTCGTCCGCTCCCTGCGCGACGCCATCATCGTCCTGCGCGACGACGCCGGCGTGATCCACCGCCTGCCCCACCTCGTCGTCCGCGTCGCCCAGTACGAGCGCCCGGGGATGCCCCGTGCCTCGTAGGCCCCTGCGCACCGGGCTGGGCGCGCCCTGGCCGGACAGCCCGGCCCGGCGCGCCTGGGCCAGGCGCGTCTACGCCGCCGTCGAGGAGTACGCCGCCGAGGTGCGCACCCTGGGGATCATGGCCACCATCAGCGTCAACTGGGTCAGCGACCACAGCGCCCTGGTCATCCGCTGCTCGATCCTCAAGTCCGGCCTGCCCGACCCGGAAGAGCGCGAACGGGCGAGCTTTGTGGGCGGGTATTTGGCGGGGCGCCTCATGAAGTTCAAGCCCAGCCTCTGGTATGCAGGCCGGGGGCAATCGCTCATCCTGCACCCCTTGGAGGAGGACGACTTTGCCTGACGACGCCGAGCAGCGAGCCGCCAAACAGGCGGCCCTCCACGGGGGCTACAAGTCCAAGGCTGTGGAACTGGCGCTCGCCCTGACCACCTGTCGTAAGGCTCACGCCGAGACGATGCGCCTGCTGGACGAGATGACCGCCGAACGCGACCGGATCAACCGGGATGCTGAGCGCCACGCCCGCCGAGCCGAGCACCTGGAGGAAGAGCGCAACCTGGTCATGGGGATGTACGACAGGGCCGCCGCCGAGCGCGACCGCGCCCGCCAAGACATCGACACCCTGACCGAGCAATTCGCCTCGATGCTGGAGCGCGCCCGCGAACTGCAGTCCAGGCCCTAGTTTGCGGTTCGCCCCACGACCTGGTATACTCTCTTTGCGGGCGGGACGTGCCCCCCGCGCTGGAGGCGCCCATGACGACAGACCGCAAGCCCATCACCGCCCGCTTCGACGGCCACTGCGCCAACCGTAGCTGCGTCACCGCCTTCGCCGCTGGCACCACGGTCTACTGGGCGCGGGGCGCCGGCGCCATCTGCGGGCTGTGCTATGAGGGCGCCGCCCCGGCGCCGGCGAGCGACCTGGAGCCGCTGACCGAGCTTGGGGACGACGCCCTGATCGAGGAGTTCAAGGCCCTGGCCCGCCTGGCCCGGCCCGAGCTTCAGCCCGGCCTCGACCGCGCCCTGGACGCCGTCCACGAGGCGTTCATGGCCCGCCACCCGGAGCTTCAGGCCAAGACGGCCACCGACCTGCTCACCGGGATGGCCATCACCGCCGTCGCCCAGGGCCAGCAGGGCGAGACCGAGGCCCAGGCCGCGCAGCGCGGGTTCCTCTGGCTGGGCGTGGTCGACCGCGGCTACCAGCGCGGGTACGTCACGAGCTACGGGCGCACCACCCGGGACGGGGTGAAGGTGCCGGCCCTGGTGCTCGCCGGCCTGGGGCGCTTCGCCCAGGACAGCCACGTCTACGCCCTGACCGACCTGGTCGAGCGCGACCGCCCCTACGCCCAGGAGGCGTACGCCGCCTACGTCCAGGCCATCAAGGACGGCGCCGAGAAGAGCGCCGCCATCAAGGCGGCCAGTCTGGCCGTGCTGGAGATGCAGGAGGCCGAGGCCATCGACCGCGAGGTCGAGCGCCAGGCCGAGGGCCGCTAGAGCGAGAGAGGAGGAGGGAGATGCCCAACGACTACACCAACCCGTACCCCCAGCGCGCCGACCGCAAACTGCGAGTCGCCCGGCGCCCCGGCTTCTGCGAGGAGTGCGGGCAGCCCTACGCCGCCGGCGACGACATCTGGTGGGCCAGGGGGATCGGGGCCGCCCACCCAGCCTGCCAGGCCCAGGCCGTGCGCCCGGCCGTGGGCAAGGCGTCGATTCACGCCGATGGTTGGGCCATGGAGCGCAAGCTCGACGCCATCAGGGAGAAGGAGGGGCGCGCATGAACGACGACTTCAAGCCCACCGTCACCGTCCGCTGGCCGGTCACCGTGACCACCCACTACAACGACGGCAGCCCGCGCGACGTGGTGCGCACCGTCGAGCTTCAGCCCGGCGAGCGCCTGGAGAAGCGACGCACCACGCTGACCATCGACGGCCCACCCTGGCGGGACACCGCCCTCGACCGCCAGAACGGGGAGACCATCCTGTTCGGCGGCCCGTACCACCGCCCGTACCAGACCTTCCTCGACGCCCGCTACTTCGAGGAAGACACCCCGGTCGCCCTGAACGACCACCTGATCCGCAAGGAGGGCCGCCCATGAGCAGGATCACCCCGAGCGTCGACCCGAACACCGTGCCCCCCTGCACCGCCGAGCAGTTCCAGCGCAAGCTGGACGACCTGAAGCAGACCATCGACGGGATCGAGTGGGCGCTGGCCACCGACTCCGAGGGCAAGCTCAGCGCCGGCGCCTACGTCGAGGCCCGCAACCTGGTCAAGGCCCTGGTCGACCAGGCGCAGCGCCTGAGCCAGCCCCTGGTCGAGTTGGAGACGCCGGTGATCGACCGGGAGGCGATCCTGCTGGCCGCCGTCGACCGCCTCAGCCCGAACACCCGCTACGGCTACGTCCGCTACATCGACCTGGCCAACGCCAGCTACGACGCCCGCTACAACCCGCACTACCTGGTCGAGGACGCCCAGGGCAACCGGCGCTGGGAGTACCCCCTGCACGACCTGCTGGAGGACCTGGTCAAGCGGGACGTGCTAGAGAAGAGCGCCACCGGCGACTACCGCCGGTACGGCGCCCGGGGCCGGGGCGCGCGCGTCGGGGAGAGCACCACCGCCCTCCTGCGCCGGCGCGCCGCCGCCAGCGCGAGGTAGCTCACCCGCCGGAGGGGACACACGTCCCCTCCGGCACCCTCCCTTGTTTGCGGTTCAACCCACGACTGTGCTATACTCTACTTGCCGGCGGGACGTGCCCCCGGCGCCACGAGGTTGCCCATGGAGTGCATCTGCTTGAAGTGCCTGGCCCGGGAGGTGTCCTTCATCCACTTCACGGTGCGCATGAAGTCCGAGCGCCGGGCGCTGCGGCGCGCCGGCGAGGAGCGCGCCGCCGCCCTGGCCGCCCTGGTGCGCCACGAGGTGTACCGCTAATGGCCCGGCGCAAGAAGGTGGTCGTCCCCAGCGTCTACGTCTACTACAACGAGGCGGCCGAGACCTACTGGCTGATCGAGGAGACGCCCGAGCGCGCCGGCGGGCAGGGGCGCAGCTACCGGGAAGACGGCTTCCGCGTCCCCTTCGAGGAGCGCGGTGAGGAGGCGGCCTTCGCCCGCGCCGCCGCCTGGCTGGGCTGCGACCGCTTCGACCTGGACATCACCCACCTGGCCAACGACCCCGACCGCGAGGAGCTTGACGCCTACGGCTCCCCCATCCCGCAGGAGAACTACCGCTGCACCGTCGATGTCCGCAGCCAGGAGTTGACCGCCCACCTGGCCGAGATTGCCGCCCGCAAGCGTGAGGAGAGCAGCCGATGAGCAACCGCCCCCGCACCCCCGCCCAGCAGATCGAGGCCGATGGCATCGCCCGCAACGCCGAGCGCGCCCGCCGCGCCGGCGGCTTCGACGCCCCCATCACCCCGCAGACCGAGCTTCGCGCCGAGGTGGCCGACCTGCGCAGCCGGCTGGAGAGCGTGCGCGAGCAGCGCGACGCGGCCCAGCGCGAGCGCAACCGCCTCTACGACGAGGTGCAGGCCCTGCGCATCCAGGTCGCCTACGAGCGCAACCGGGCCGACGCCAACGATGGGCTGGTCAAGCAGATCGCCGGCGAGCGCGACGCCCTCGGCAAGCAGTTGCTGGCCCTGACCAGCGACATCCGGGCCTCCATCGAGGCCCACGGACTGGAAGAGGAGGCCGGCGAGTGAGCTACACCATGCAGCCCATCAGCGCCCAGGGGTACACCCCCTACGATCAACTGGAGCACCTCAAGGCCGAGGTGCAGCGCAAGATCGACAGCATCCAGGCCGAGGTCAAGGCGTCGATGAACGGCCCCCTGGGCAACGGCCGGCGCCAGAAGCCCTACCACCACGAGGTGGTCGCCCTCGCCCGCCGGGAAGCCCTGCTCGACGTGCTGGCCGTCCTCGACGGCAAACCCGGGGTCTACTGACCCCCACCGCCTTTGCGGTTCGAGCCACGCATCTGGTATACTCAAGAGGTCGGCGGGACGTGCCCCCGGCCTCACCCCGGAGATGTCTATGAGCCAGAGCACCAGCAGCCCCAACCACATGATCGTCGCCCAGTCCCGGCTGGCGGCCCTGCAGCAGCGGGCGCGGGGCGTCGAGGCCGACCAGGAGCAGGCCATCCGCAGCGGGCGCCACGACCGGGCCACCGACTACGGGCTGGTGCTGGAGGGCCTGTACGAGCAGATCGAGGCCCTCGACCAGCAGATCAGCGCCTACTGGCACGACCGCGCCTGGGGGCACCGCTAGATGGCGTCGCGCTTCAACATCCCCACCCCGGTGGGCACGCCGGTGCGGGTGTACCGCAACCTCCACCCCACCAAGCCCACCTGGTCGATCCAGGCCCGGGTGCGCCAGCCGGGGACGAACCGCCACCACTGGAAGGTGGTGGGCTGGTCGAACGACCTGCTGCTGGCCCGCTGCACCACCCGCGTCTACGAGGCCGGCCGCCGGCGCGTGCTGGCCACGAAGACGAAGAACGTCCACAGCTACATCCTCGGCACGCTCATCAGCACCGAGACGTGGGCACTCCCCCTGGCCGTGCCCGAGGGGGGCTACCGGGTCAAGTACAGCCCCTACAAGTACGGCTACTTCTACAGCCCCGACTTCGATGACCGGCGCGTCGATGGGGGCGAGGTGTTCTTCCTGACCGAGGAGGGCGAGGTCTGGGGCGCTCCCGCTGGAATCGTCCTGGACGGCCTCGACGCCGAGGTCGAATTGAAGCGCTTGTGGGAGGTCGCCCGTGGCTAAGTACGACGCCAGCGTCGAGGTGAGCATCAAGCTGACCTACCACGTCCTGATCGAGGTCGAGGCCCAGGACCTCCGGGACGCCGAGCAGAAGATCACCTGGCAGGCGATGGGTCTCACCCGCCAGGAGTTGGACCGCCTGATCGAGGAGAACCCCTTCGTCCACTCCTACGACGGCCAGGAGACCACCGTCGAGCAGGTTGGGGAAATCGAGATGGTGCCCGAGGAGGAGACCGCCCATGAGTAGCGCCCAAGTGTGGCAAGCCCTGGCCTACGCCGGGAACGAGGCGTCCGCCGCCCTGGACGACCTGAAGCGCGCCGAGGAGGAGGTGGCCCGCCTGGAACGCCTCCTGGTGGTGGCCAGGGAGGCCGTCGCCTCCCGCACGGCGAGCGTGACCGCCACGCGCGCCGCCGCCCGTGAGGCCCTCAACGCCGCCCAGGCCGACCTGGCCAAGAACGGGGTGGCCGGCCCGACGAAGCACTAGCCGTGGCCGGTGACCGGCCCGGCCCCATGGTGTGTCCCGCCTGCCGGGGCACCGA